ATTGACAATATCAAAGTTGTCTATAAGCACATCCGGAAGGATGGCACGAAGGAGTTGTGCGGGTTTCATAAAACAAAGGTAAGCAAAGATAGCTAATTTTAAAACTTACCAACCAGATATTTCCGCTGAGCCGATTTTAGTTGAGCTCATAGGGTCAACTGGGAGTTCAACTGCCATTGCCTAAAAACAAAAATCAGATAGAAATCTTGCGATAACTACCTGATTCTCATAGGAGCGGAAAACGGGACTCGAACCCGCGACCCTCAGCTTGGGAAGCTCTTTTTTTACTGCATCTATAATACTATATATCAAATATTTATTTTACATACAAAAATAATTTGCATACAATTTGCATACATTCTATTTTTAACCCTATTCAACAATGCTAATTCTACCCTTCAAATCCTCTGCTAAAAAACATTTCTTTAATACATTCCGCCTTCTCTTGAACATCTTGGCAACTCTTCCTATTTACAAGAATGTAGGAGCTTACATTCTTATATTCAATGTGTTCAAACATTTTCCTTCCGAATAAGTTCAAAGCTATATTTTTATATATTCTGAATCTTTGATTGTTTGCTCTCCCTTCCACTTTATCACTTTCCATATCCATACTTTCTGCTCCATTTACAGCAAAAGAAGCATTAGGATATTTTTTGATTATCATAGGAATTACTGAAGCACAGGTAATAAATATTCCCATTGCTCCCTTGTAGCCGTGAGCTTTAATAATCCTATTATATTTATTATCTAATTTCCTATCTCTTGCAGCATAGAATTTTATTGCAAAAACATCATCATAAGATTCTGCTCGGATTATATATTTTAATCTCTGATACTCTTCCGTCTTGTCCGTATAAAATTTATATATTAACGAGAAATCAAAAGCGTCCCCCTCTTTAGGAGACGCTTTCTGTATATATTTTAATTCAAACGGCTGTACCCTATCGAACATTTACATAATCATTTTTGCAGTGGTTGAAATAAAACAGCACGTTTCACTAACAATTCTTCCTCTACCAACTACTCCGCGTAAAGGAACATGCTTAACTTCACTCCTTAAAGTCCATCCTAACCTATCGCCTTTAGTTTTTACCTGACGATTTTTTGTAATAACATTAACTTTCTTGTTTTCTATAACACTTCCCATATCCTTTTGATACTATGATACTATAATATAAGAAAGAACGAACGAACAACATATCTTAAACACAACACCATTAACAACGCTATAAACATTGTTAATAACATCACAATTACAGCACTATTTTTGTATTATACTTCGTAATACAATATTTCGCTACAAAATAAGACATAAATAAGGATGTAACCAAAATGTGAGACAGATTTATTTGTAATTTAGACTGGTTATAAATAATATTTATACCTTCTCTATTGTTGTTTTAATAGATATTGGCATCCCACAATGCGGACATAAGTCGTTCTTTGCCTGCCTGGCTATTTCTTTCGGGGATGCGAAGAGTTGCCACATGGGGACGTTTAGGGCGGTGGCTATCTTTTCAAGGGTTGGATATGATGGTTTACCATTTACTATTTGTACAAGTCCAACTCTTGACATACCTAACAAATCTGCAAATTCTTGTTGGGTATATCCCTTCTCTTTTATGAGTTCTTTAATTCTATGTTCCATAATTGTGTATTTAATTATAATGCAAATATACACCACAAAGAAAAATGTAAATTATCCACTTTACTAATTAACGTTAATGAATAGCATATTGTTTGCTAATTATATTGTGTATGTAAATTATATACTATACATTCGCATCATCAAAGTTAAACAAAAAGCTATAAGATATGAAACGCTACAACTTAAGCAAGATAATGAAAGAAGCCCATCAGATTAAGAAGTACATGAAACTGTATTCACTCACTCATGGAGTAAAGAATTGGGCGGACTGCCTTAAACTTGCCTGGGTTAACGAAAAGAAGCGTGCGTCTGATGAGGACACGAAAAACGCAGAAAAAGAAGCGATGAAAGTTTCTTTAGCCGAACCCGCAAGACGCAGCGCTTATGATGATTTATCAATCCCGACATCCGCTTACTATACCAATAACAATAAAGGACGCTTCGGTTCTCATTACGTAGGTGACTAATTTAATATATTATATCATGGAAGAAAACAGACAACTTGTAGGCAATATTTGCGCCTCGATTGAAGAACTTGGTAATGTGATAGTAGATAACGTAGCTGCATCACACAAAGATTATGAAATAATGATTGCTTCTTTGGATAATTCGATAGCTGAAATGAAGAAGAGATTAGGAATAATATTGCCACGTAAACAAGCATAGACGCACGTTGAGGTTTCGACCAACGTTCACGTTATGATACCCCGCCAGTAATACGGCTGGCGGGTTTCTTGAATATCAATTATTCATTGTTCATAAGAGGGGCACATTTGCACCTATCTTTTAATAGAAAAAACATCACTCTTAAAACATTACTTTTGAGAATTATTGTTATATTTGCACTGTATTGGGTTGTACTTATGAAAATTAGAATTAATCAGAGGATTAAGATATAGAAAGCTGTGTAGGTCACAACCCCCTGCATAGCTTTCGCCTTTTTATCTCCGTGTAAAGGAGCACGGAACGTTTCTCGGACGTGAAGACATTATTGTGAACAACATTCAGATTTTTAAGAATGAGGTTTTCGGTGAAGTTAGAGTAGCCGGAACAAGTGAAGAACCATTATTCTGCTTGGCAGATGTTTGTAAAGTACTGGAGTTGGGAAATCCCAGTCAAGTAAAAACAAGGCTTTGTGGTGAGGTCATTACTAATGAGGTCATCCCGGATGCTCTTGGTAGGCAACAAGAAATGATTTTCATTAATGAAGACGGTTTGTATGACGTGATACTTGATAGTCGCAAGCCGCAGGCTAAAACTTTCCGCAAATGGGTGACTGGTGAAGTTCTTCCCTCTATCCGCAAACATGGTATATACGCTACCGATAATGTCATAGACCAAATATTGAATAACCCAGACTTTGGTATTGAGCTTCTAACCAAGTTAAAAAAGGAGCGTTCAGCACGTATTGAGGCGGAAAAGCAAGTAGCTGTGCTTACTCATGTTAATAAGACCTATACATGCACGGAAGTAGCTAAAGAGTTGGGGCTTAAATCGGCAATTGAACTCAATAACCGTTTAAAAGAGCTTGGTGTACAGTATAAAGTTAATCAGACATGGGTTCCATACACCAAGTACGCAACTCTTGGTTGGTTTGATATAAAGCAAGAGGTTGCCGACAACGGTCATATTATCTACCATAGAAAGATTACCGGAATTGGCAGACAAGGCATAATCAACCTTATTAATCCTTAGTTAAACGTACTGCCGCTAAACTAATGATTTTGCGGCAGTACGTTTACTGTATAATCTTTATTCTGTAACTTTCCGTATCTTATTAATTGCGTCATATTCAGAAAAGTCGATGCTATATCCTTCTCCTAACTTAGACAATTCATATTTGTATTTTTCAACCAACTTAGGGTAATTTTCTTCAAAGTCCAGCTTTAATTCAGAAATCTTAATTAATTCCTCAACATATAAGCGTTGATATATTTCAAAAGCCCTATCTTTATTCCCAAGTATAATTTGTTTATGAGCTTCATTAAAACTATTAACAGTTTTATTTTTAATTTTTCTTACATCATTAGTCATTCCCCATATTTTGAAGAATAAAATAATTTGTAATACCCCAAATACAATAACGATGATTGAAGTAAAAAATGCAATATTTTCCATAATGATATATTTTTTAAATTATATGATTTTTATTGTTTTCTAATTCTGAGATAAATTTACTGACACGTATTCTTGTTTGCACGTTTTTCCTCTTGCTTTTTCTCATATTCTTTCGCTTCTTTCCTTTTTTGGGCTAATATTTTATAGCACTTATCAATAGATTTCGATTTAAATTTTATTTTATCAATTTCTGATTCTATACTATCAATTGTTCTAATATCATTCCCCAAACCCCATAAATAAGATTCTATAATTTCTAAGAAATATGCCGCTTTTTCCTCTGTGAAGTTTAAATTTAGAGCTGCCACACAAGTCCTTATTGTCGGAAAGAAAGAACCTGTATTACCCCCTATCCCATTACTGTATCCTCTATAAAACATATCCTCGGCAATGGCATCCTTGCTACTATTCGACATCATAGCTATTTTCTTATCAACATCAATTGTGTTATAGATTTGCCATGCAACTAAGAAACCAACTAAAAGAGCTAAAACCCCAACAATTACTCCCATATAATCAAAACCTAAATTACATTCTTCGTAGGATATATATCGTGGATAAGTTCGACATAAAGCAGCTATGGAAAGTATAAAGGAAACGACCGATATGCCGTAAATTATAATACGTTCAAATTTCCCCATGTCATTATTCTTTTTATTTATAGTTTAATTTCTTCGTTATCCATATCGAAAGAATCTTCTTTAAACTTCATTTGATATAACTTTATGTTACAATTCCTCATAGATTTTATGGTTTTCAATATAAGATTTTTATCAAAATCAGAACATCTTGCCCCGATGTATATACCCGTAACAGCGTTATCTGGAATGTCTATATATTGAGACTCTTTTATTGGTTGTAACGTATATCTAACTTCTTCTTCTTGCTCCCAAGACTTACTTTTTGAGGCAAAAATTCCCTTTAAGGTATCTATGGGGTTACTCTTTGCTAATAACATGAACTCGTCAGAATCTGGTGTCATCCGTTCATTGGAATATTTCACTTCAAAATTATTTATAAATATATTCTTGTCTTTAAAACAATTCCGTAATACTCTTGCATCATACTCTATACAGAATCCCTTATGACCATTTGCGTAATATGCCCACATACATTCTATATCATACCTTTTTGTTAATGAAAAAATCCCAATGTCATTAACTATATTATTTAGTATGTTAATTGTAGCTTCGGTGTGTGTCTTCAATGATACAGCTTTTTCTTTCAATGATGAGTCCATATACTCTACGGCTGTCAGATGCCTGTATCTCTCTAAATCCTCATAAACTTGTTTCAATGAAATGCAAGATTCATTGGGGTCGTTTAACCCGTTTTTCGTAGGAATAAATAATTGGTTGTTTTTTAAAGCAAGTAAATCACGATATATATTTCCTCTATATTTATAGAGAGGTTGAATGTCTCTTGAAAAGAAATCACGCTCCCAATCAGTAAGTTGTTCTTTCAATGCTTCTTCATCCATATTTATTTCCTTTTAATAGTTATTACTCCATTACACACCTCTACCTCTGCATCATATTTAGTAAGCACATCTTCTTTTTGCAAAAACATTTGCCCCGTACCTCGTATAAGCCACTCGGCTGATATATCGGAAAAGTCTTCTAATATCCTTTGAATAGTATCAAATGTTATAACCGCACCTCTTAATTGCCTTGAAAGCCTATTTTGCAGCGCAGAATCCCCCTTTGAGAACTTGGTTGGATTAGTATTCTTTCTATTAAAAACCTCAATAATTCTTTGTCTTACAGCATCTTCCATATTCAATTTATTTAGAATTAATATAAATAATCGTTTTCGATTATATTTTCGATTAAAAACTTTACAATCTAATCGAAAACGATTATATTTGCACTGTGATTTAAATCAAACCATAAATCACGAGTGAAAAATTAAAGAAATAAACAAAGGTATTTTATTTAGTTTGCAAATGGAGAAAATTATAGTTAAAAGAATTAAAGGTCGGGAACTTTCCGAGACATTGCGCTCAATGAAAGTAGGCGAAGAACTGGCTATCAAAGAGAAAGATTTTCGCCCTACGAGTGTTTCCAACGCATGCTATCGGCTGAAAAAAGAAGGGTTCTTGTTTTCGTGCTCTGCGAAAAAAAATATTGACGGAAGTAAAGTTATAAGATTAAGCTAATTTAATAAGGAGGAATAAATTATGGATATGCAAAAAATCAATCAGTTAAAAGTATTATTAGACCAGTTTGATGTAGACAGACAGTATCAGTTGAAGATTGATACAACAGAAAATGCCATAAAAGAACGCCCGGGAGATAAAGTATTTATAAAGTTTATGGTTGGAGACCATGAATATGGCATTAATAATATAGAATTCTGTGCAGCGAGAGCCTTAAAAATTCTCTCTGTAATATCAGAGCTGAATAAAGAAATAATGAGTGAGCACATGAGAGCAATAGAGGAACTTATTCAGGATAAAAATAAATAGAGGAATGATATGGAGAAAACAAGTTTTGTGACAAAAAAAACGTTAACAGAAACATTTCGGAGATTGCCCGTAGGCGGTGAGATTACGGTAAAAACCCGTGATTTCAAGTTCAACACGGCAAAAACCGCTAAGTACAATTTGAGAAAGGAAGGCATCGAAATCAAACTTACGGAAAGAGGAATGATTGATGAATATAAAGTTACACGCTTAAGCTAAGGAAGAATGATTATGACTGAAACAAATAAAAAAATATACACAGCAGAAGAAATACATACAGCATTGGTATTGTGTGCGGTTGAATATATGAAGCAATGGAGGTCTGACATTGTTGATGAAAAAGAATTGAAGCGCAACGAAATGCTGAAAGAACTTGGATTTACATCTTCAAAATCTTTTTCACAAAGTGAAGAAGCTGTAAAAGCGTCAAGAAAAAGAATGGTGTTCAACTGGTATTACAAGAATTTTACGAACTGCATATTTGTAAGAATGGAGGATTTTACAGACCTTTTAGTAAAATACAATCTAACGTGCGGTCGTTTAAGTTCATACACAGGAGAAATTCCATATGAGAATCTTGTAGAGATAAAGCAAGTGTCCGATAAATTGAAAGAAATTGGAGAAGAAAATCAATATAGCAATAAGATAAATGATTGCAATACTATCGGATATTTAGAAAAAAAACCTCTGTATCATTGCGTTCTTGATGGTCATGATTATGGCATAATGGATTTTAATAAATGTAGAGAGCTTATCCATATAGCTATTTTTGGTGGTAAAGAATTAAAAAAAGAAAAAATCCAAGATGAATACTTTTATAACGAAAGAAAAATATCAGCAGAAGAATATAATGTTATTGAGGATAAACGTAAAAGATTCCCTTTCAATAATAGAACAAAAACAGCTCCCGAGGAACTTTTCATCGCAGCTCCCGTACAAGAAATGAAATCGGATTTGAATAGCGAAATAATGTCATTAGACCCGATTGTGTTCCAGTTATTTCCTTATGGAGTGGTAATTTTCAGCAAATGGGGCGATGAAGCCAACGACCCGATATTAGAGGAGAAAAAGCTATGAGCATAGGATTCATACTACTATTTATCGCATGGGCGGTTTCAATATGCTACAACATCTTCCTGATGTGGTACATACAGAAGAACATTTGGAAGAAAGAAAATAAGGAGGAATGAGTATGAGCAAAAAGTTTACACCAGAAGATGGGGTCGAATATGTACCTGTGTATTACTTCATAGGAGTAGATATGAAAGTACACTGCTATATCAAAGAGCCATATAGTGACAGCATGTATGCACAGGAACTTGACATGGTTGGCAATTTATTCAAAAACAAAGATGAAGCTAAAGAATACGCATTGATAATCCGTAAGATATTATCAAGCAGAAATATTGTCAAAATAAAGGAGTTATTTAACAAAAGTGGAGTTTCTGACAAACCGGATGGGCGTTGGGAAGTGTCGGAAATGGACGACATGATAGTGTATAAGACGAAATGATTATGACTTTAAAGGAAATTGAAAATTTAAAAAAAATATCAGAATTGTTAAAACGACAAGCTGATATTGACACATTGAAATTACTCGTTAAGAAAGACTCAAATGTACTGATTAATTTAAGCATGGCTATTGATGGAAATATGGGTTCAGTTAGTATCACAGACTTAAGTCCGAACCAAACATTAGATATGCTTAATTATATATCTAATGTAAACAAAAATAAAATATCCGAATTTAAAGAAAAATACAAATGGATAGAAGTAAAATGGCAGTAACAGCTGCTCTTATTGTTGTAATATGTGTGTTAGCCTTGATATTCATCATACCCTATGTATGCTTTCTTATCAATTTTTGGCTTGGATTGATTGTAACAATACTCTTTGTACTTGGCATTTCGCTTTGCGTGTTTTCATTGCATTTAAGAAAAGAGGGAAACAAAGTTGAAGAAGAATACCAAAAAGCAGTCAGAAATAATTCAAACCGCCTTATGGAGCAGGTAATTAAAATGAATAAACAAAGCAAGGGGGAATGATTATGAATGCAAATAAAATCTCAAAACAGATTACCGTATTTACCATAGGATTTATCGGCTTCTTATTCCTTCTCGGCGTCGCAGGTAAATCAGATTATAATCAGGAAGTCATATACAACATGACGGAAACGGCTTACAATGTTATTGTAGATTCTCTCGGCGAAGGTTGTAGCGATACTCAAATCGTAAAGACTTATTTAAATAACAAAGAATATTACGACAGTCTAAGTTGGTAGGTTATGGGAAGAACGAAATCTGTAGGAAAGGTAAAACTTGTACAAAAAACATGGCTCTCCGCTAAGGAAGCAATGGCATACTTAGGATGCAGTGATAAACTGTTGGAAAAACTAAGGAACAATGCCGAAATATCATTTTCTAAATATAATAACCGTACCATTTGGTACGACTTGAAAAGCATTGAAAGGTTTATAGAAAGAAACCGCGTTGTGTGAACAACGCTCCTTCCTCTTAGCTCAGCCAGGCAGAGCATCGCTATGGTTACTTGTTCGAAGGTTTAGTATCCGGTAATTTCCGGTTAGCGAAGGTCGCACGTTCGAGTCGTGCAGAGGGAGCATTATAGGCGAAACCGATGAGCCAAACATTCGGGATGGGAGACTTAACCCTCAAAAATGAAGTCGTGTTCAGGGCACGTAAAATTAGCCTGCGCTAATAAGCAGTATATCTATATATACACATAGCTGAGGCGATGTATAGCGTGCAAGCAACCGATTGCGAAGACTGTTCATTGAGAGGTGAATACGAGCATAAGGCAGCAGCGTGATTAAGTTAATGAACATACTACAATAGTAGTCTATGTATCAGCGCGGAAAATCGTCCGTTGACCGTTAAAGTATGATGTTTGGGCGTCATTATCGCTGGTACTATTATATACTCCCTTCCCGTCAAATTCGGGCACGCTGAAAGCTAAACACGTATTGTTGCGTTGAAGGGAGCCAATATTTATTAATCTTTAAATATATAGAATTATGATTGGGAAAAAAGTAATTATTAGAGCAGACAGAGCGGGCGTATTTTACGGAGTATTGAAAGAAAAAAATGGTAGTGAGGTTACATTGACAGACTGCCGAAGATTGTGGTGTTGGTATGGGGCTGCATCTATCAGCCAATTAGCTGTTGAGGGAACGAAAAGACCTAATGATTGTAAATTTACATTAGTTGTACCGATAATCTCTATTTTGGGGGTTATAGAAATAATTCCTTGTACAGATGAAGCGATAAAATCCATTGAGGAGGTAGCCGTATGGAAGAACAGATAAGAAAGTTTCTTAGTATATACTCTGGCTCTGGCTCTGGCTCTGGCGATGGCTCTGGCTCTGGCTATGGCTCTGGCTCTGGCGATGGCTCTGGCTCTGGCTCTGGCGATGGCTATGGCGATGGCTCTGGCGATGGCTATGGCGATGGCTATGGCTCTGGCTCTGGCGATGGCTATGGCTATGGCTCTGGCTCTGGCTCTGGCTATGGCTATGGCTATGGCTATGGCGATGGCTATGGCGATGGCTATGGCGATGGCTATGGCGATGGAATTAAAACATTCAATGGCGACAAAGCATATATCATTGATGATATTCCTACAATTATCAAGCATGTTCATGACAATGTAGCTAAAGGATATATACTGAACGATGACTTTACATTGACTGAGACATTTGTTGCAAAAAGGAATGGGAAATTCGCTCATGGAGAAACATTGCACGAGGCCTTTGCTTCGCTTCAAGAAAAATTGTATGACGATTCAACCGAGGAGGAAAGGTTGGAAGCTTTTAAAAAGCATTTTCAGGACTTTACTAAAAAGGTATCGGCTAAAGAATTGTTCCATTGGCATCATGTGCTGACCGGTTCGTGCAAGCAAGGAAGGCTGTCATTCTGTGCCAATAAGGGAATAGACATTGACAATGATACTTATACCGTACATGAGTTTATAGAATTAACTCAATATTCTTATGGCGGTGATATAATCAGAAAATTGAAGTAATATGTAATTATCCCGTGGCTCTCAATAGATGTTTGAGAGTAGTAAGGCAACCATCGGAACGCCCACGGGAGTTAACTAAATTGTAACAGCAATGGATACGCTTTTCAACTATATTAATCTATTCTTCGTTTTCTTTCTCGGGTTCGGATGCGGCATTATTTTTGTCTATTTGATGACGAAAATAATAGACAAAGCAATTCACGCATGCTCTGACAATCAAGAAGCCAAATGCAATAAATCCGTAAAAGAAGATATATGTAAGAAAGAAAATCCTTATCACATATCTATATCCAAGATTGTAATTAGCAGGAAAGAAGATAAGAAGGGAGGAGGCGATGACGGTACCCGAAAGTAGGAATAAGTATTGGGGTTTATATCGAATTCTTGCCGCTATATACGCAACGGCAACAAAAAGGTACGATATATACACGCAAATGATAGATGCAGTGGCTGAGAAAACAACCTGTTCATAAAACTCCAAGTTGGCAAACTCGGGTATGTACAGATACAAGACAGTAAATAAGACGGGGAACGATACCGCAAAAGCGGTAAACAAAGACTTATGCTCCATATTGTAGCATTTGATTAATTCTGATAAATCCATATTTCTTAATTTTTAGTTTGGCGACACAAAATTAAGAAAATCCCCTGATAATAACGTGATGTTGCCAATCGAATTGGTTCAGGGGAACAAAGCCTGTAAGGGTGAATAATTCATGATAGCTTTTTAATGTAGACAGTCCCGTCCACGTGCTGGTCGGGAAACACTGCGACATGGTGGAATGGTAGACGCAGCACTCTATGATAGGAATGTCAAACCTTAGATGTGTGGAGCTTGACAACTCGTCCCGGTTCGAGTCCGGGTGTCGCAACATCTTCACTACAGATGAAGTATTTGTTTAGTCGTAGCCGGGCGGTCTGTGAAGATAGTCCGGTTTTTCTTGAAACCAATTAATAACAATCATATGAAAACATTACAATTAAGTGAACAAAAAGCCCGTGAACTATATCGGAGCGGTTCAAAAGAACTAAAAACAGTATTGGAAGAATCCTTTGGAAAAGATTTCTTTTCACAAGACGTTACAGAAAGAGTGAAAACCTACCTTGATGCTTGCCACGAGTTGGGAAGGGAACCACTCGATGAGAAAAAGCTATTGGAATTAGGCTTAACGGAACACGATATTGCTTACCAAAAGCTGACTCTAATTATAGAAGCCCTAAACGAAGGTTGGAAAGCTGATGTATGCGATGCAAACGTGAGACGCTGGTATCCGTGGTTCGAGCCTAATGGGTCTCCTTCCTCTTTCGCTTTCTGCGGTTCGGCTTGCGCTAATGCGTATGCGAATGCGGGTTGCGGGTCTCGCCTTTGTTTGAAAAGCGAAAAGCTTTCCAATTATTGCGGGAAGCAATTCATTGATTTGTGGAAACAATTTATTCTATAACCCTATAAACTTACAATTATGACTTTAAATGTAGATAAAAAGAACGCTTTAAAGGCTTGGAGAGAAGCGGACAATAAAGGAAAGCAGATGCTTGAAAATCTATACGGCAAAGAAATATTTGCCAATCAAAACGTAATGGATAGAATCAAAACGTTTGAAGACGCAATGGAAGAAACAGGAAGAAAAGGTGTCCCTGATTTTTCAGATTTACCCAAAGACATGCGCAGGCATTTCATTGCGTTATATAAAATGGAAGTTATTACGGAAGCTCTGAATGAAGGCTGGAAAGCAGACTGGGATAACTCGGATGAGAACAAGTATTATCCCTATTTCATTATGTCTCCTTCCTCTTTCGCTTTCGACGTTTCGAGTTACGATGATGAGTCTGCGTATGCGGGTTGCGGGTCTCGCCTTTGTTATAAAACATGCGAACTTGCGGAATATTCGGCAAAACAATTTATTGACATTTGGAAAGACATCCAGATAGGATAAGATAACAATCATATGAAAACATTTGAAGAATTAAAAGAAGAACTCTTGACCCGCGCTAAAAATGCTGGCGCATGCCAATCCGGCTACGCAATGGGGCTAAGAAGCAATACGAAAGCCGACCTTCTAAAAGCCGTGAGAGAAGCGAAGTGCGCACCGCTTCCCTTTAACCTTGTACGGGCGGTTTAAAAACACAATACAATGGAAAATGAACTTGAAGAACTGTACAAGGAGCTAAACGAAGTCAAAGCTTGCGATTTGGACTATCTTCCCAAGTATGGGTATTCTTCAAAAGAAGAAATCATTTATCTTATAGAGGAAGACATTGAGGAGCTGCGCGCAGAACTCGAATGTAATCAATATGATTATACACCTGACGAACTCGAAGACGAAAGGATGTTTCTTTGCGTTAGTCAAGGACTACCAAGATATTGTTAAACTAAAAAACATTTATAATGAGTACAATAACGACAATCCCGCAGCTTAAATCAATGCTTGCGAATGACAATGTGAAAGCACGTTTCAAAGAAATTCTCGGAAAGAAAGCGCCGGGATTTATCAGTTCGATAGTAGCGGTTGCCAATAGCAATACATTGCTTCAAAAGGCAGAACCACAGTCTATCATGAATGCCGCTGTGGTAGCAGCTACTTTAGATTTACCTATCAACCCCAATCTCGGATTTGCTTACGTTGTCCCTTACGGCAATCAAGCGCAATTTCAAATGGGCTGGAGAGGTTTTGTTCAACTTGCTATGCGTAGCGGTCAATATAAGACAATAAACGTAAATGAGATATATGAGGGGGAGATAAAGAAGTCGAACCGATTTACCGGAGAATATGAATTTGGAGAACGCGCTTCTGATAAGATAGTAGGCTATATGGCTTATTTCAGTCTCATCAACGGTTTTGAGAAGTTTCTCTATATGAGCAAGGAAGATTGCGAAAAACACGGAAGGAAGTTTTCACAAACGTATAAACGCGGCACAGGCATATGGTCTACCGACTTTGACTCTATGGCAAAGAAGACAGTTTTAAAAATGCTACTTTCTAAGTTTGGTATCTTAAGTATTGAAATGCAACGTGCCCAAACATTCGACCAGGCTATTATAAAGGATAACCTGGCAGAAACCGACATAGACGAAGCCGAAGTGTCGTACAATGATAATCCCGACAATGAGGAAGCCAGACGCAATGCAATGAAAGAGGCTTTGCAGGAAGCGGAAGTTGTCGATGAAAACACAGGCGAATTATTTAATACTGAGACAAAATGATTGAACAGGGTAGTTTTGGATGGCTTCGCCAACGCCTGGGGAACTTTACAGGAAGTCGCATCGGGGACTTAATGACAAGCGGAAAGAAAGGGGAGCTGTTTGGGAAGACAGCCCTTTCATACATATATGAAGTCGCAGCAGAAAGAAACCTACTCCCTAAGTATATTGAAGATGATTATCTGTTTGAGATATACCAAAACCAGGTAAGCATCAACAACAAGTTTATAGAGTTCGGACACGAAAATGAAGATTTTGCCGCCGAACGTTACCAGCTTGTCACAAGATGCGAACTTGAAGAGTGCGAAAGTATACAGCACCCTACAATACCTTACTTCTCCGCTTCTCCCGACCGCATAGCGATTAAAGACGGCTTAAGAAAGGTGGTGGAAATAAAATGTCCAACTCCTAAAAAGTTCATGGAGTATATGAATGAGGTTAAGGATAACGATACGCTTAAATCAGTAAATCCTCTATACTTCTACCAAGTACAAGCGGAGATGTCCTGTACAGGATTGAGCAAAGCTGATTTTGTAGTTTTCTGCCCTTTCTTGAAACACAACATTCACATTGTAGAGATAACAAGGGACGATGCCGTAATCGCTGAATTTGAGAGACGGATAACCGAAGCAAACAAAATCATTAATCAAATACTGAATAGAAAATGAATTTAACCGGAAGCGTAAATTTGCTAAAGCTCGAAAAAGCGGGCATAGCAACAATCAAGAATAAGAAATGCGTTGTCATTCCGATAGAAGAAAACGACCTTTATGTAAGTATGGACGAGAACCTGAAAGCAAAAGCTGTCTATCTTAACGTTAATATTAATGAGCGTAGAGAGCCGAGCCAATACGGCAATACCCATTACTGCAAACAATACTTATCAAAGCAGTATAAGGATGCGAACAAGGCAGAAGCAGAAGCCAAGTCAAAGGTTTACCTGGGGGATTTCAAGCCTTATGAATTTGAGGGTTCCGGGAATGCCGCAGCTACGGTGGAAGCGCCAACCTTACAGACCGACGGGGAAGACGACCTCCCGTTCTGATGTGTAACCTATAAACATATAATATCATGCTATACGAATTTAAGCTAAAAGTAAACAAGGTTAACGAGAAAGGTGATGAAAAAGAAGTCACCGAACATTACATAACTGATGATGAACTTTTCGGTCATGTGGAATTGAAAGGCAATGAACTGTACAATGGCGATTGTGATGTTTTCGCAATCAGCCGAAGCAAGATACGTGAGATTGTCAACGAAAAGCAGGAAGATGAGTTCTTTTATAAGGTTACTCTTGTTGAGATTTTCGTAGACGACAACGGAAAAGAAAAGGAGAATAAATACTATGTTCTCCTTTCGGCAAAAGACATGGACGATGCCAACAAAAAGGCAGCGGAATACATGAAACAGGGGCTTCAAGATATGAAACTGGACGCTATTGCAAAGACAAAGATTTTAGACTTGATATAATTAACCGAAAGCCCTCTGCTCACGCAGAAGTCCCGTGAAAGGTTCGGGTTAAGTGATTTAATTTCAGCTAACAGTTAACTATCCCGGTGTGGCTTGACCGCCTATCCGGGAGCGATAGCCTATGAAGGTGTTTTTGGGAAATAATTTTATCCATACAATCTCGCCAAGCCCAACCAGGATTACGCCAATGGCACTGTATACGGGGACTGACGAGAAAATGGGGAATATGGTAGCGTTGAACGTATTGGGCGGTTATTCTTTTTGATTGCCAATTATTTTGTTTTAAAATTAGTATTAGTTATTCATTAGTTTATTATCCTTTACCATCCAGCAAAATAACGTGTTCTGTTCGATTCGGAACTTCCCCACTAATACAATCCATTATGAAACTTACAGTAACCAAATCCGAAGGTGCAATCATTCAGAAGCTTATCGCAGACCGAAAGTCAGACATTCATAATATTGGAGGTGACAGCAAGCAGGCAGAGCGTCTAAGTAAGCTGAACAAGAAGATTGCAAGGCAGATAAAGAAACAATACAAGACATGAGTCCTTACGTAATAACTTCTGCGGTTCTTATTACTTATGACGGAAAGAAGATACCGTTGGAAAACATAGAAAGTGGAATAATGACCCGACCTATCCAGTTGACTAAGGAGAGGACACTCGATGCTTTCTCCATGATGAAAGATAAGCCGGTGGATGTGGAACTTAAAATCAAATATATATGAAGAAAAAAAGAGAGTATATTACAATCACAACCGAAACGGACATATATATAGACGATTATCTCGATGATTTTATGACCGTCGCCTCTGATGAAGATTTGATTGAAGAAATAGAAAAACGAGGGCATGTGGTATATAAAAAAGGAATCCCTATTACTCCTTTTGGAGAGCAACCTATTGAATTTAACAATCCAGCCGATTTAAAAAGGCACTTATGCGACATAGCTAATGCCGGCTATTGTATATCCAATGAAGAACTTATCAATGAAATAAAATTAAAACTACCATAATTTGCATGAGACATTTAGAAGACAAACTCCAAAAAGCTTGCGTAAAGTGGTTTGATTACGCATATCCTAAATATAGACTAACTCTCCATCACTCTCCAAATGGCGGAAAACGCAATTCAATCGAAGCAGCAAAGTTCAAGCAGATGGGCGTTCGTGCAGGATTCCCCGATTTGATACTTCTTATACCGAATAAGTTTTATCCTTTCTGTGGAGTTGAGCTAAAGACAAAGACGGGCAGGCAGTCGGAGAATCAGAAAGCCTATCAGAAGGAGTTTGAAAGTATCGGCGCCAAATATGTCGTTGTTCGGTCACTTGACGAGTTTATCAATGTGGTGGAAGACTATTTGAAAGATGTATGATAACAATAAAAGATAGCTTTAAAGTTCCCTCAATCAAAGAAGTTGTCAAAGAGATAGAGCATATACCGAAATGTCCCCGAAGCGGGGAGATGAACATTTTGCATTTATACATGGATAGAAAGCGTTTATTTATTTCCGACAATTACAGCAGTAAAGAAAATGGTAGAAAAAGCAAAAAAGAAATCTTTCATTTTTAATGTTGAATGGCAAGAGATACTATTAGGTTACCCATCGGAGGTTAGACTTGAAGTGTACGATGCAATCATTGAGTATGTTGCATCGGGGACAATTTTGGAGCTGAAACCAATGGCTAAAATGGCATTCTCCTTCATTAAAAAAGAAATAGATTACAATACCTGCAAGTACAATGATATTGTGGCAAAACGAAGCGAAGCGGGGAAAAAAGCAATGAATAAACGCTACAATAAAGATGTAACAAATCTAACAAATGATAGCAAATCTAACAAATGCTATCAAGACGCAACAAATCTAACTGTTAATGATAATGATAATGTTAATGAATCTCCTAACGGAGATAAAGTAGATGCTTTTCTCCCGGAAATATCAGACAAGCCTCTGAAAGAATGTTATGAGGAATTATCCGCCAATAGTTCATGGATAGAAACCGTTGTAATAAACAAGAGGTCTGCCGGACATCAGGACTTTACCCTGGAACATTTCCAGGAATATCTCAAAAAATTCTTTGAAAAACTTCAAAATGAGGGAGAAATCCGTAAAAGCCCTAAAGACGGCATGGCTCATTTTGTTAGGTGGCTGGATATTGAACTCGGGAAATCCAAAACGGACATGTATAAGGCAGCGAACGAACAGTTATTGTTGTCTGTCAAAGAGGATAAGAAAGGGTACTACCAATTCTTGTCGTACATCAAGAGGCAAGCTTCTTATTGTTTTTCAAATATGCGGCTGCCTACCGAGGAAGAGTTCTTGCTACTACGGGGTAAATACGGGAATGAGATGTTTAAAAGCGCATTGCGCACCATTGAAGGCAGGTCAGACATACGTTCTAAATGGGATGTCTTGTATTATGCTGTCTTAAAACAAATTGAATATCAAAATGGAAGTTAATGTACAATTACGTGATGAGGAAGCAGAGAAAATCGTTCTCGGTACTATCATAGCAGAGCGTGATGCCATAGAAATGGTAAGGGACATCCTAACCGAAGAATGTTTCTATAATCCGTTCCATGCGGAGATATACAAGGCGGTGATTCAGGTTGTATCATCAGGGAATAGAGCTGACCTTGTTTTCGTAAAGGGTAAATTGGAAGAAAACGGGGTAAAGTTCGACATTGTTGAATACATGAATATTGTATCGTGTCATACATTCGACCTTTACCAATACGCTTCAAGACTTCAAGATTTACACATACGAAGGAAGTTTTATTCAATCGGACAATATCTTGTTTCCAACTCATACACTGAGGCAGAAGATATTGAAGATGTGGCAAAAAGGGTCAATGAAGATATGGCTTCATTGTTCAAATCGAGCAGTACCACCGTTTCTTCGATAAATGAAGGAATTGAAAATGTGTACAAAATGATTAACGAGAACCTATCCGGCAGCAAGCCACTGACTGGAACACCAACAGGATTTGAGAAGATAGACGCCAAATCCGGAGGATTGCAGAAATCTGATTTGATAATCGTTGCAGGTGAAACATCGCAAGGAAAAACCTCATTGGCAGTGTCTATGATGCGAAATGCGACCTGTTCGGATGCAAAGATAGCCATGTATTCAATGGAGATGAAAAAAGAGCAAATCGCAGCTCGTATTCTCTCTATGGAAAGTGGAGTACCAGCCAATCAAATCATGTATTCGAGACTTACCGATTCACAGATACAGGCCATTGACAAAGGGGTTGGAAATATTGCAGGGAAAAGCATATACTTTGACGACCGGAGTACATCAAACATAGACACGATTATATCCTCTATCCGTTATATGAAGATAAAGCATGATATTGACGGTGCCGTGATTGACTACCTGCAAATATTGAATGTCAACATGAAAGGTGCTAATAAGGAGCAGCAGATGGGTGATGTAGCGAGAAGATTGAAGAACTTGGCAAAAGATTTGGATATATGGATTATCGCCCTTTCCCAATTAAACAGGGACAATCTTAATCCGGTTCCCACTCTTGCACGACTTAGAGATAGTGGACAGATAGCGGAAGCTGCCGATGTGGTTATTCTCATATATAGGCCGGAAGTAAAAGATAAGCCTTATCCGGATGAGTTTAAGAATGTAAGCACAAAAGGTACTGCTATGATTGATATTGCCAAAGGGCGTAATATCGGATTACTGAAATTTATATGCGGTTTTGACGCATTGACAACCAGATTCTATGATTTGGATTATGTACCAATCGGTAACATGAATGAATCCATCCAAGAGGAACAGCCTTTCTAACAGAGTATAATGGCAAAGAAAAAAGAACCCCTCTCTCCCGTCCACTGCCGCCAATGCTCATACGCCAAAGACTTTATCGGAAACTCAGCCTCTGTAAGGCTAAAGGTCATAGGGTATGCGCATGTGACAGATACGGCAGGATATGTGAGAATTTTAAGAAAAAATGATAATGGATATAGAACTTGAAAAGAAAATCGAACAATTGGAGCAGCAGCGTGACAATGCAATGCGCATACGCTGCCCGTTGGTGGCAAGGAAGTATCAGCGCATGATTGATGAACTTGCAACAGAGAGCAGAAACAAGAGTATGAACAAGGCAGAACAGGCAAGGCAATGACTACCGACACGGCAAATCAGATAATCAGCAAGTATGAGAGCCTTGTAGTTCTGTGCACCTACAACATACTGCTCACAAACGACATCTGTTGCGGGCAGGTTATCGAGTGTCTGCATGCAATGAAGAGAACGCCTTATTACAAACAGGCATTCAAGCGGTATTTGAATGATGCCGATAAAGCAAGAAAGGAATACGAGCGTACTGTAAACAGCGTTATCGGTTCAGACCGGAGCGAATTTTTCGCCGACTGCAACGACAAGTACACGGAAGAAGTGAACAAGCACGTGGATATGTTGTATTGGCAGTTCAAGCAGGCTCTTGACGATAACGGCATATCCCATTCCGCAGAGATTGCAAGGTTCGAACTTGCAAGGACATTGTGTGATTACGCCTGCATCCAGTTTGACGAAAGGATTAAAGAACTTCGGAAGAAAGATGCACGGTTCAACGGATTTACGTTGGAATATTTGAAGCTTTCCAATGTAGCAAGGGTGATGAACCTTGCTTCCGATAGTTTGAAAATCGGGGAAACGGTCAATATGAACACAGAGCGGTGCACGGCGGCGTTTGATGTGCTGGTAAGAAAACTGTCGGATGCCGATAATATTGCCAATGCGATAAAAGTTTAGTGAGATGAAACCTATTTATAACCTTATAATTCTCCTCATGGACTGGCTCTCGGTAGAGGTTGGAAAGGATGAGGAGTGGTTCTGAATCAAGACATCATGGTGCAAGATGTGTGTTTCGGAAGACAATCGGGAACGAATTAATAATAATCGAATTAAAAATAATCTATATGATAATAGCATGGTTTTCTTGCGGTGTAACATCCGCAGTAGCTTGTAAGATAGCATTAAGCCTGTATGATAATGTGCAGATTTACTATATTGAAACAGGTTCCGGGCATCCTGATAACACCCGGTTCCTATCTGATTGTGGAAGATGGTATAATCGCCCGATACATACTATCAGAAGCGATAAGTATCTCAACGTAGAGGATGTGTTGGCTAAGAAAAGATTTATTAATGGTCCTACTGGCGCAGCTTGTACATTTGAACTAAAGAAACAAGTCCGTTACAAGCTGGAAAAAGAGTTGGGAAATTGGGACGGTCAAGTCTGGGGATTTGATTTTGACCCGAAAGAGATTAACCGTGCCATTCGCCTAAAGCAACAATATCCGGATACAAAGCCGTTATTCCCGCTTATTGAAAGACAGATAACCAAAAAGGATGCAATGGGTATGCTATGGAAAGCTGGCATTGAAATCCCTGCCATGTACAAGATGGGTTACAATAACAACAACTGCATCGGTTGTGTGAAAGGTGGTATGGGCTATTGGAATAAGATACGGAAAGACTTCCCGGAGGTATTCAACCGAATAGCAGTAATTGAACGAGAAGTGGGTGCAACGTGTCTGAAAGACAAATCGGGAAAAATATTTCTTGATGAGCTTTCTCCTAACCGTGGAGAAATACCAGAAGAAATCATGCCTGATTGTTCTCTTATTTGCCAAATAGAATTCCAAGGAATAATAGACAGGCAGGTAGAGCGAGTTTTGAAAGGGGAAATTCACATTAATGACGTAACATGAAGAAAAGAATAGAAAAAAAGATGCAGAAACACCCGCACAGATACAAATTGCATCAATATTTGAAGTATGCCACCAATGGTGTTTCGCTCTGGCATATAAGGGTAAACTATACACGTTGTTAGACGATGGTAGAATTGTAAAGGAGAACAGTTGGTTATGAAGAATTTAATTGATGCCATTATAAAGAAATGGTTCTGTTGCCACGAGTGGGAATACTTATTTGAGAGGAGAGTTGAAGTTGTTGATGATTGGGGTAATAGCAGTTGGTACACCATCCGTCACTATTTCTGCAAGAAGTGCGGTAAATATAAGAAAATTAAAAGTCATTGATTATGAAACAGACAACTATCCCCGCTTTTAAATATTGGCTCCGGATACACGGCTTTCGCTTAGAATGGTTCGGTACCGGAACAAAAAAACAATCCAATCAAGATTAAATCAAAAAGAAAGAAATGAAAGAGTAAATATGGAATTAAAAGAATTGACATTAAAGATATGTGACATCTTCGGATGTAGCAGTATTACTACACTGCCTGATAAGGTTATGTTTGCTTTGTTTTCTCAGAATCCCACTTTGTATTTTGAGAAGTACAAAGAGTTATGCCCTGATTTGACTGTAGATTGGATGCAAAGGGTATATCAGTTCTACCACGCAGACAGAAAGGAAAAGAAACAAGATTATACACCTGTATCTCTTTCTAAGCTGGTTGCTTTTCTTAGCTATACACCATGCGAGAAAGTTGTGTACGATTGTTGCGCTGGTTCCGGTTCTCTGACTATTCAAAAGTGGTGCACTAATCCGGATTTAAAGTTTGTTTGCGAAGAATTGGATACGAATGTATTGCCTATCCTTCTGTTTAATCTTTGTATTCGTAATATTGATGCGACAGTGGTAAACAAGAATATTCTCACTGGTGATATTATCGCTTCATATAAGGTAATCAGAGGTTCAACATATGGAGTTATACAGCGTCCGATGTTTCCGGAAACAGAATTTCTAAAAGCTGATGTAGGCATTTCCAACCCGCCATTTAATTTAAAAGTTCCTGTATCTGAAGAAATAATCAAAGCTTTACCTCAGAAATACACTTGTAATTTTGCTTTCGTGGCGCATTGCCTGCAAAGGAGTGAAAGATGTGCGTTGATTCTTCCCAGAGGTGTGCTTACAAGCAAAGAAGAGAAAGAGTGCAGGAGATACTTTATTGAGAAGGGATGGCTGCAAGCTGCTATTTCTTTGCCGGAAAAGATGTTTGAGTCTACCTCTGTAGCGACTTGCATACTTTTGTTTGATAAGAAGAAAACGAGTAAAGATGTGATGCTGATTAATGCGGAGGGAATGAAATCTGTTGAAGTAAGAGAACAACGTGGAGAAGGTGGCGCTTCTCATTACAACCGCATCTATAAAAAGGAATTTAATACTTTTTCAGATGAACAGATTGCTGCTATATGCGAACTTACAGTAAAAGAACAGGATTCATTCTCTAAAAGGCTTTCAATCGAAGAACTGGAGCAAAAGGGATACAATCTTACTATTGGCTCATATCTGCCGATAGAATTAAAAGGAACTATTCATCGAGACTTCAACGCTATAATATCAGATATTAACCGTGTCATCAGAGAACGTAATGTTATTAAGGTGACAGTTAATAAGGTATGGGCTGAACGTCTTGGACTTACAGAAATTATAAAAGATTGCGAATCATCCAATGAAGTAGTGAAAGCTATGAATGAAAGTTTTGCATCATTCAAGAATTACGAAGTAAAAGAGAAAATTATTGAGAATAAGTATATTCAATCTTCCAATAGTAAAGTATTTTGTATTGAGAATACTGATAAGGAAATATTGTCAAGCATCATGCCTTTCTTTATGAATATGTATAAGCAGCATATTTATTACCTAAATAATGAAGAGAATAGGCTTCTTTCCGAACTTAGAGATTCAATGCTGCCATTACTTATGAATGGAGAATTGGCTTTTAAAGATTAACGTATAACTAACAGTGATATGAAACAGACAATAAAAGAAGCTGCAAGGGAAGCAATTCATAAGCATTATAATTGTAATGAAACCTATCCATGTTCAGAACGTGAATATTGCGAACATTGTAACGGTCATAATACAGCATTCGATTGTTGCGAATGTGGTGCAGATGAATTTAAAGAAGGATTTATTACTGGCGCAGCATGGCAGGCAAAGCAATCTCCGTGGATAAGCGTTGAGGAACGGTTGCCGGAAGAGTTAAAAAGCGTTTTAGTTAGGTCTGAGTATGAAGGCAAGAGCCTTTATGAAGTCGCTTTTATTATAAATGGGAAATGGAAATGCCGTAATGGTAAACCCACCCATTGGATGCCTATCCCCTCTTTCGATGAGATACTTGAAGCCAACAAGGATGTGTTACAACGATTAAAATAATATGAAATGATAGAAATTAACAAAATATACAATGAAGATTGCCAGGAAGGAATTAAACGCATTCCTAATGCAAGTATAGACTGTATTCTCACTGACCCACCATATCTATACCTAAAGAATCAGAAGTTAGAACGTCCGTTTGAAGAACTGTATTTGTTTGCTGAATTTAAAAGAGTACTTAAGCCGACTGGATTTGTAGTTATATTTGGAAGAGGTACTTCTTTTTACCGATGGAATACCATAATGGCGGATTTAGGTTTTATATTTAAGGAAGAGGTTATATGGGATAAATCATATATTACCTCTCCTTTATTACCTCTACTAAGAGTACATGAAACTATTAGTATTAGCAGTTTGGGCAAAGGATGTATCAATAGGGTTAAAATCCCATATATAGAAGCAAAGCACGGTGATGTCAATTCTGTATTACAAGATGTAAAAAGATTGAAAGTTATATTGCATAATCCTATATCATTAAAGGCAGTTGAAGATTTTCTTATTAACAATGTCGCTTCTTATAATCTTGACAGAGTTAGCAGGTATAACGTATCGGCTCAACCGGGATTTAAAAATGAGGATAGATGCGCTGCGGTAGCCAGAGCCATGAGTAGTGGATGCACAGAAAGGTCGATAATAAGAACAGATTTGCATAAAGATAAAAAAGCAGGCAAGCAAGGACTGCATGGAGATATGAAAATCGGAGATAGGTCGTGTAATGTTATGTCATCAATGCAATGTGGAATGAATGAAAAGTCCATTGTTAAGGTAGTGCGCGACCATCACAACGCAATACATCCCACGCAGAAGCCTGTTAGATTACTTGAACGTTTATTAGCATTAACTACGAAGCCTGGTGATGTGGTATTAGACCCTTTTGCTGGTAGTTGCTCAACCGCTATTGCCTGCATTAACACTAATCGGAAGTTTATAGGATTTGAGATTGATAAAGAATATTATGAATTAGGAATGAATAGGTTGAAAAAGGCTTTATCAGAGCCTAAGTTAGCAATGTAGAGATGAACGATTAAAAGAGAAAGGAGATTGATTATGGAAAGATTGAGTAAACACGGATACAGAGAAGTAAAGAACTATATTCATAACGAACTAAAGTTGACTAAAGAGGATATAAAGGAAATTATAATTCCAATCGTGAAAGAGGAAGTTAAACGTATCTTTCATAACACCTATGGAAATGATGTTGATGTAGAGAGGTGGATTCGCTGCATGGTTTCTGACGAAATACAAAGGCATGGTGATTACTCTATGTTGAGGAATTTATGTAGGGAAGCAATTAAGGAAGAGATAAGTAATGTATTGTCAATTGATATAAGTATTAAAAAGAAAGAGGGGTAAAATATGCAGAACGAAATTTTTTGGAATGAAAATACTCGTTATGAGATTTATAATCCATATAAAGAACACATTACAACAGGCGCTACCGTAAGCGAACTGATTGAACACTTTAAAGTATGAAGAAAATAATTATCATTTTGGCAACAGTTGCACTATTCGGGTGCAATAACCCTGGAGAATACCCTATAGAACACCGTACAAGAGAGGGAAGCATAACTTATCTCAATGATAGTATAGTAGTCATTTGCACCAGCATAGAGGGACTTGGCAACTACGAAACGAAGATTATTAATTTGAAAAGACAATAGCCATGACCGAAGAACTTGTGACATTAGAGACAGCAAAGCTACTGAAAGATAAAGGGTTTGATTGGAAGTGTGAACACCTAATAGACCGCAATAAGGTTATTACAAAATATGACCTTCCGCAAAGTGTGTCGTGTTGTACGGAAATAGATGACGAACCAGTTGAATTTTTGTGTCCAGTATTGTATATCGCCCAAAAGTGGCTGCGTGAAATAAGAGGTGTGTATGTATATGTAGAACCTGTTATTGGGAAAAGATGGAAGCTTTCTTTTTGTGATTTCAATGTTCCAACAGAAGAAAGCGACTGGATGGAGAACGAAATAAACAAAGGGAATGGCTATAAAGTATATGACACCTACGAGGAAGCACTGGAAGCCGGGATACAAGAAGCGTTAAAACTTATATGAGAAGATTTATATATATACTGGTTTCTATCATTATATCATATCTAATTTGTGTACATGAGTATAATACGTGGAATTTCATTGTTGGGTTAGAGCCTTCACAAGCTTGCGAAAGATTAGCCAAATACGCTTTTTATTTCGTGATATGGTATTGGGTTGCGAAAGCTGTTGATTTGTTTAATGATTAACGAATAAAAGTATATAACTATTATGAGCAAAGGAATTTACACAAAAGAAAATGTAGGTAATGGTGTATTCATCTTTACCGTCAATAAGAATTTTGTAGAACCTAAATTTTGGGGACTGCATGAAGAAAACGAACAGGCACAATGTGTAGTTATTATCCATGATGGCAATGCTTTATTCTTCTATCCGGAAGATATGGATAATGATACCCATATTCTTCTTGATTGGGAGAAAGAGCAAACAGGGAAGATATATCCAACTACAGAAGAAGGCATGAAGGATACTGATGGAATAGGTAATACCAAAGCATTGGCTGCATCCGAAAGCGAAATTGCTGAGAAAGTCATAGCATTGGACTTATGTGGATTAAGTTGGCACATTCCGACACTACAAGAGAGTGTCTTAGGGCATGAACATGAGATTATGCTGAAGGCAGCCTTAACTATCTGCGGAAAACAACCAATGAAAAATGAATGGTATTGGTGTTCTACAAGAAAAGCAAACAAACGCATTTTTATTCTCGATTGGCTCGACGGTAGGTATGACTACAACTATCAGGACAATTATAATTGGGTTCGCCCCGTGTCCGCTGCCTCTCTTAATTCACTTTAACCTTATAAATGATTATAACTATGGCAAAAGTATTTATAACAAAGTATGCCTTAACAAAAGGTATTAAAGAGATAGAAGCAGATATTATTAGAAGTAAATTTGGAAATGAAGAATATGTAATTGATGATTCATATTCTTACTTCCTAAGGAAAGACGCATTTACCGATAAATCCGAAGCGTTGAAAAAGGCGGAAGAAATGAAGATTAGGAAAATCGCTTCTCTTCGTAAGCAGATTGAGAAACTTGAGAAATTGTCTTTTAAAGTAGAGGAGATTTGATTATGGGACAAGAAAGAAAAATCGGAGAGGTATTTGAATATAATGGAGAAAAAATTATCGTGAAAAAAGATGGCGATATTATGTGCGAATGCGATAAGTGCTATTTTGATGGTAAACCGGGATGCAGTGATTGTCGTTGCATTTCTTATACGAGACAAGATAAACAAGATGTGCACTTTGAAAAAGTGGAGGATTGATTATGAAAGCAAACCTAATATTTTTTCTTGCGATATTCATCGTATCGGCATTATTCATCGGTCACTTTCGACTGACATTCTCACCGTTCAGTGTATCCCTACCCTATTGGCATAGAACTTTAGGAGTAGTTCTTATCGTTGCAGGATGCTTGGTCTACAATATAGGTGAGCATATATCCGGTTACAAGAAGGGGTTGGATGAAGGCATGGAGATTGTTTTGAAAGAGTTAAAAGAAAGATACAATGAAGAAGATAATGTTCAACGATAAATACAGTCTAACCCAGGCTGTATTGGATGGTCGGAAGACTATAACGAGAAGGGTCTGCAAGTATGACAGACCAAATGAAACTTATGATATTGTATTCCCCGTTTTTGAACCAAATGATTACGATAATGACGGGAACATAGTATCTCCATTAAATTATGCTTTTGGTTGGAAAAACGACAAAGGAGACTTTACGGGTTGGAATATTCCAAAATATAAAGTCGGTGAAGTTGTTGCCATTGCGCAATGTTACAAAAGTTTAGGTATGAATCCCGAAATCGCACTTCATGATAAAGACGGAATAGGATTTTATACTAAAACAAAATTTGCACCCGGTTGGAAAAACAAGTTATTTGTCCGCGCTGACTTCATGCCCCATCACATCCGTATTACCAACATCAAAATCCAAAGGCTTCAAGAAATCTCTAACGAAGACTGCTTGAAAGAAGGAATAATAAAAACTATTCATAAGTCCGCTGACGGTGAATGGGGAAGATATTATTGGCATCATGGAGTTACGCGTTCCAATTGTCCTTATGGGCAATACAAGGAATATAGTAATCCATTAGAAGCTTTTGCATCCTTAATAGATTGCGTTTCTGGCAAGGGTACGTTTAAGAGTAATCCCTATGTCTTCGTTTATGAATTTGAACTGATTGATTAAAAACGAGAAAAGATATTGATTATGAAACGTGAAATAAAATTCAGAGGGAAAAGTACTGATACGGGGAAATGGATATATGGATTTCTCTCTTTTTTCTATACTGCCGGAAGGAACGAAAACGGACTTATCCTCACAGACAAGGCAAAGATATATTCTCCGGAAGACTGCCGGTGCGATGACGTATGGGCTGAAACTGTTGGGCAGTTCACCGGCTTATGTGATAAGAACGGTGAAGAAATATACGAAGGTGATATTGTTGAATGCAACGGAGATATATGCAAGGTTATGTACAGTAATCATTATGCCGGATTTGCGCTTGATAAAAAAGGTTGGCTATATCTCCACTTCTTTGGAGAAGCATTTAGTAATAAAGATTGTCTTGTTATTGGCAACATACACGATAACATTGAGTTATTGAAATAAAACAACCATGAGTAAATACATGAATTGGGAACTCTATGATAAACCGCCTGAAGGCTTCTCCATTGACAAGCATACTGGTTCTCCTTTGACCGGATACGACTTTTACACAAACGGGAAAAGCGTCTTAAACGGAGGAGTAAGAATTCTTGTAAAAGCTATGAATGTTCATGTTAACAACATAACAGACAACCATCACCCCGTGAAAAAATCTATCCCCAATAGCAAAGAACCTAAACAAGACCCGATGATTAACCGTAATGTGCGTCAACGGGTAAATGTCTTTGCACGCGAGAGGTTTAAAGTAAAGCTGCTACAAGAAATAGAATTTGATTTAATGGTGTGTCAACTCGAAGGCTGGAGCATGGAAAGCTACGTCAATGAGCTTAAGCAATTGATTGATGATGTTTATCGGAGAATGGTTAAGACAAAGAAAAGGAATATCGAGACTACCAGTAACCCAAAACTTGAATTTAAAGATGAATGAATTATATATACCTCCACAGCGATTAAACCGCAACCCTATTAACGGGCGGTTTTTGAAAGGAAGTATCCCCCATAACAAGGGGAAGAAATGGGATGATTACATCCCTTCGCATAAAAGGGAAAGTATGATTAAAGGATTAGCTTTAGGGAGAACGGGAAACCCTAATATAGCGGGCTGCAATGCAAAGAAAGTAGTAGCTATAAAGAGCGGACGGTTACAAGGTGTTTTCCAGTCCTCTAACGATGCGGAACGAAAGACTGGCATTTGCGCCCGTAATATCAGGAATTGCTGTTCCGGAAAGCGTAAACACGCTGGCGGCTATCAATGGTTTTGGGAAAGCGATAATAGTTGGTGTGAATTAATTATAAATGAATAATATAACCATGAGTAAATTAGAGCACATCGCCACAATTGATTACTGCTACTGGAGATTAAACAAGCTCAAAGAACAGCTTTCCAAGCCTAAATCGACTATGGAGCAGTTGGTTGATAAAGCCTGCGGTTATAATGAAGTAGAAGAAGTGAAAAAGGAAGCTATAACCCTTTTGGAACAGATTGTTGAAAGTAAAAAGGCTATCGGTGTAAATTATTCGGGAGATAGCAAGTTCCTTGATAAATTAAAGAACAAAGAAACGCATGAGTAAACTATACAAAGCAACCCTCTTCGGCAAATCATTCATTATAGGATGGTTCAGCCATGCGGACAAGTGGTATCATAAATTTAGTATAATAAAATAATGGATATAACAGAATTAAAAATCGGTGACCGGGTGAGAATAAAACTCCCGTCACCACAAGGAGAAAGACTTTCCATACCCATGCAGGTAATAGGGATGCTTTCTAGTTTCAACAATCCAAGCCCTAAAGATACGGTATATCTTGACTTTGAAGGAAATGAGGGAGATATATGGGAAGAAGAAGTACAAAATTTAGTGTTTTCAGACAATGAAGAGAAGTCATGAGAAGAGCAGACAGAATAATCAGAGACAGACATTCCCGCATCCCGGACAAATACAAGAAGATTGACACTACGGTCAACGGGGATGTAGAAAGCCTTGCCGAACAACACAAGGAAGTGGAAAGAAGGCTATTCCCTCTACGCCTTAACAAGACCACTGTTATTTACGTCACAAAAGACAAACAGAATGAAGCATATGCAGCGAAAGCACGTAAACGGATGGGGATAACAGAGCCTAAGAAACCTTTCGTTGACCCACTTTCGGAAGAAAACATTACCAAGTTGTACAAGGAAGAAAATATACAGCCCCGCAGAATGGCAGAGATGCTGAATGTAAGTGTAAGGACGATATATCTAAGGTTGGCTAAGTATGGACTTACAAAAGTTAAATGCAGATAGTAAACTTACAGGCATACAGATATAACCCTCACCAAAACGGCAAGCGGTATAACCCAATGGAGAATCCGTTCAAAGCGTTCTAAACGTTCCATTGGATAACCCGGAAAAGGCGGCAATAGTCCATGTAAAGGACATTGTCCGCCAATTCAAGCAGTTCATCTATGTAATCCCTTTTTCGCATCACGTTCAAGTTTTCTACGTTGTTGGCGGTTTATACCATTTGCCGCGGCAAGGCTGTTCAGCGTCTCTTTCTGTTCGGGAGAAAGCATGTTATATACTTCTTCCCGGGATTTGCCTGATAAAATGGCTTGTACTATTTTCCACATAAGCTACGTCTGCAATGTTCACACAAAAATTTCTTCGCTACCGGGAACATCTTCTGTCCCACATATCCGCTAAGGTACTGCGCCTCTTCCCCGTATGGGTCGATGCCGAACGCCCGTGAGATATGCCGGCATAGATGCCCCTTTTCATGGTCGAAAGAGTTTTGAAACTCTGCCGGGGAAGAAGTAAGGGCTATAACCATTACGGTTTGCCTGTTTCGGATATTGGAGTAAGTGATACCCGTATTCAGATTGCAGGAGCGCATGTTCTTATAGGCATTCACCAAATCCAGCCCCCTGCATCCAACCCGCTGAAGGTCGGCGATGATACGGTCGGTATAATAGCAGTCCACCGCATAATATACCCTTACTTCCCAATCATAATCCGGTATGTAAAATTCCTGTATTATCATAGGCTACATCATCTGTTCCCACATGATAGGATTGCCGGAGCCTATGCAGTCGGCATAGAACCGAGTGAAAGGCATTCCATTGTAAGCGTCCACATCATCTATGTAATCCTTAATGAACAATGCGAGATGGGCTTCGTCAGTGATAGAACTTTTGTAGTAATCCGACTTCGCCATGTTTGCCACGTAAACACTGTCGTACCCTGCATCCTTCTCCAGGTTTACACTGTACTTTTTCAGAAGCTCCTCTACCTGCTCTTTGCTGATTGGCTCCAGCTTTTCTTCTTTACCCGTAGATTTATTTTCCATCTTCATGCGGGAAACAGCCCATAGGCACATCTTCTTGCTGAAATGCCATCCGTACTGGCTGAGATAGTCAGCCATTGCAGGCGGTATTCTGTCGTATGTATCTAATCTTTGTTTCATATTTTCCTGATTTTAAGTGATTGGCAAAAGAGGGGAATAATCCCCTCTCCATTACATGAACTCTCCGTTGGCGCGTCTGCGTCTGCGTTCGCCCATATCATCACCGTAAGGCTGTGAATCGCGGCGTTCGTTGTAAACCGGATATTCCGGGAAGTAACCCGGCATACGGCGTTCTCCCATATCTGAGCCGCCGCTATAACTTCCACTGCGTGAACCACCGCTGTTACGATAGCCCATTTCACCGCCCTGCATCTCACGCATGGCTTTCTCGTAACCATAACGGCAACCCTCTCTATAGGCTTCTTCCATAGGATTACCGCCTCTCATACCGAAGTCACGGTCATATTCTCCGCGTCCTTCTTCCAATATTTCCCACATTCCCATATTATTTCTTTGTTTTAGATGTTTCAGCCACTCCGAGTTGTTCCATAAGCCGTTTGTTCAAATCCATAAGGTCGGACATGTTCTTGCTCATTTCCGCCATTTGCCCTTTCAGGGAGGATATTTCCTGTTCCTGACGTTGTTTCTCTGCAAATTCGGGGTTCAAGAGCGTCAGCATCTTGTCACATCCCGCAATGACAGAATTGTGGAAGTCCATGCTATTGATAATGTCTATGCTTTTCTGTTTCATAGAAGCGACCTCGTTGTTCATCGCATCACGAGAGCATGACACCACGATATTGCCGTTCTGCCCGAAGTCGGCTATATCCATGCCGGCAGGTAGATTTTGGAAAGTAGTGTTCTGCCCGTTGATACAGACAACGACATCCACAACCATTTCCATTTGGGGCAACTGTCCCATAGGGGATGCCATAGGATATTTCGGCTTGGGAGCGGAAACGCTGACTACCGGACCGTATTCGATAAACGGATTAGCATCCTTATGAAGTATATACAACTGGTTATTGGTACGAAGTGATTGAAACATATTGGTTTGATTTTAAAAGGGTGTGGCTATTTCCATTTTGGAAACAACCACAAAGCCCCATGTTAACTACTTGCTCTTTTGAGCGGTTGCTTCTGCTGTCGGAGTCGGTGTCGATGCGGTTGTCGGACGATACCCACCGTTGACAAGGAACAGCTCATTGGTGTACTTGTTATAGTGGATTTCGTAGATGCCCGTTCCGGCAAGGTTGCCGACAGTCACCGGCTCATTGTTGTAAGCCAGCAACGGTCTTGTATCCCCGTTAGTCCCTATCAGTATCGGGAGTGTAGCAGTCGTGCCGGCAGGTATCGCCTGGCGGAGACTGACATAGAAACCGCCTACATAGCTTCTGTTACGGAACGCATGGTTAGGAAGTTCCAAAGTCACGTTCTCCGTGCCGACTGTTACGGCTACCGTAGGAAGGGTATTGAAATTAGCCCTTCCAATAGTAGGGAACAAGAAAGGAAATCCTGTAAAAAAGTTAGGCCACATAATTACCCCCTTTCTTACCGGAATTAACCCCAGTAGTTGTTACAACCACAACCGCCACGTCCATACATTGCATCACCGGCGTAAGCACCGAAAGCCGCAGCACGGAAACAATCTGTGTTGATGGCTTGAATATTAGGGTAGACAACCGGAACAGTGTTAGGCATCTTGCATTTTATTCCATCGACATCGGACTGCAATGCCTGCAAGCCTGCTGCCAAAGGAGCAATCTGTTGTCCTACTGAATTCAGGATAGTAGCATTCTGGTTACGTTGGGAGATTTCAGCAGTCAAAGTGGCTTTTTCTGCTGTAAGAGCCGCAATCTTGTCCTGCAATGCCTGGTTCTGCATAGCGTCCAACTTAGCAAGGATAGCATTGGTATTGGCGGTCGCACCGTCACGCAATGAAAGAGCATTCTGATTGGCCGTGTTGACAAGCGCGTTGGTCTGATTGCACATCGCAAGCTGGTTCTCATAGCCCATTGTGGTAATGGCGTTCTGAGTCTTGCAGCAGCAATCTGCAATCTGAGTAAGAACAGCCTGATTTCCGGACTGGAATGCGTTGATGATTTGCTGGCTTGACATGCCCACCTGATTGCCCACATTGGCGATAAGTCCCTGGATGTTGCACAGGGCGCTCTGTAACTGTTGGGTAGAGCAGTTCAAAGAAGAAGCAAGCTGGTTGATGGCATTGCCATTGCCCTGAATGGCTGACATCAGGTATTCACGACCGACATCACCGTTAAGCTCAGCAGGCAGACCGCCACCATTGCCAAAGCGGTTGCCGAAGCCGTTGCCGCCCCAACAGAACCACAAAAGGATAATCCAGATGAACCACCACGAGCCGCCCCATTGGTCTTGGCTGCCACGTCCCTGGTTCAGTAAAGCGAGAAGTCCGGGGTCTACACCCTTACTTCCCATCAAGTTGGGCAACATAGCCATGATGTCTAATTTGCTTCCGCCACCATTTCCGTTGTTCCCGTCTTGATTGAAGACATACGTTCTTTCCATAGAGATTTATATTTTGTATTACGGTCAAAATCAACCGCATCACAAAAGTATAAATACCGGTACTGCCATGAAATCAGTTGTTTCCCAACGCTTTCCTAATGTTTTCCCAATATATTCTCAACATTTTCCCGCCTTCCATACGTTCTTGGAAATTGGAAATCATGTAGTTTATCGCGCGTTTGGTCTTGTGAATTTTAGGAGCTATTTGTGAAGGATACATTCCCCTTTCAACAAGCAACTGTACAAGCAGATAGCGGGCGTCTACGGTTTCCGTATCCTTATCCGAAGATAGTATTCGGCTGGCGGGTATTTCGGTCTCCTGCGCCACTAGATTGATTGTTTCGGCAAAGATTTCTGACTTACACATAGTTTTTCTGAATTTTATATTTATCTTTGCCCTGCCACATAAAATATTTGATTATATACGAACAAAGCATAAGATACCGTGTTGAAGATATTAAAGCCTCCAACGTGCGGTGTCTTATGCTTTTTTCAAATTTTTATGTGGCAATAATTATTTGAACGTTGGGGGCTTTCTTTTTACTCTAAGCCCCCGAAAGAGTGTCAGCTACAAGTCAACTTCTACATCGTTAATTTCTTTCTTACCATACAAATAGATTAATATATAATTTTCTCATAAATGTGTATTTTCTATATATAATTTTTATAAGAATGTGTATTTTGTGGGATTTTGATGAATTATTGTTGCTTAATCCAATAAGTTTACCTCTATTATATTGCTAAAATTACCATTGCCACAAATTATAACTCACCCCACCACCTACATAGAAACCGCCCGGATAACCATACCCAGCCTGCAACCCTAATCCCCAACGTTTCTTCTTCGACTTAATGGGTACCGGATGATAGACGTCATTCGTCACCGTCTGATAAACCGTCTTCGGATACACAGTCATACTATCCAGCCGTGGGTCTACATACCCGCTCACCACCGCATGATACAAGCTATCTTCATACACAACCCGTTTGCGGTGAAGCAAGGTATCACCTATACGCACTGTATCATTCGGCAATATCTGCCAAAAGACCGCTATCGGTGCGGAGATAAGAACCGTGTCAAGTTTGACAACCGTCTGTATCTTTGTTTCGGTACGGATTTCTGCCGGTAAAGGCTCGAGCGGGCGGAGCCAAGCCGCCACACAAGCGATGGCCAGTAATACAACTAATAGCCAGGGTATTTTTTTCATAACCTCAACAAATAATGATTTACAACCATACCAGCACATATTGCGGCAACTCCACACAGTAAGTCTGCTTTGTTCCATTTGCCGTTATAGTAGTGGCAACGGTCGCTATTCTCCTTGATAAAGAGCATCAGCAGTGCAGTGCTGCCACCGAATACTATGGCGGTGGATAGATAGACCACCGCACCTAAGATGTTATTTCTCATATCTTATCCCAGTTTTGTTTTAACCAGTTTATCTCTTCTTCGGTGAAGCTGCGGTCGGCGACTATGATGGTGCCATGGCAGCCGATATATGGTTCATTAAGTCTGTTATTGTTCAAACTAATACCGCCAATAAGTAATTGATTAGTATCTATTTCATTGCCTGCAATTAAATCTTTATCATTATATTTTTCTTTTGATTGAACAATTATTTCTTTTTTATTAGCAACAAAAGTGATAGTATTATATGAACCAAAGTTTTCTGCATATAATTTACGATATTCAATAGCAAAGGCTCCTTTATTTGCTTCTATACGTTTGGAAGCAAAACAGGAATTATCACCAATTTCAAACCACGTCCTTTCCGCCATCACCGTGTAATCCGTTAATATCGGGAAGCCGTAGCACACTGCGTACATCTTGCCGTCGTAGCAAAGCTGGTCGGGGTGGTCGGGGATTTGGGTGATGGTAAAAACACTTGTGCCTGGCGTTAATCTATAACCAATTTGATAATCATTACTAACCTTAATAGATGTAGGCAATTCATTCTCACCCTCGACAATATTAATCTCCTTTCTACCATTTTCAGTTGCATATTGATACGTAAGAACATTATCTCCTAACCCTATTACTTTTATCTTATATGAAGGGATTTCGGCTGAATTGGCATATTGAATAAATAGATAATCAGTTGCATTAGGAGTAACTTTAACAACATCAGGTTTTACCTCTGTTTGAACTGAACTTTTTCTATATGAGGTAAAATCAACCTTATAAAGCCCCATTCCGCTATTCAGCTTCCCCTTGCCACCGTACAGGTAGGCGTGGTTGCCGTTGCCGCTAAGGTCTTTTAGAATAGAAGTAGGAAGTTGCTCAATAGTAGTTTCTTCTGTTACTGTTTGAGGATTGCAGTAAAAACCAAAATTCTTTTGAGCTTTAATGCTGGCAGGTAAATGATAGATACCACTTCTATTAATAGTAATAATACCCGTTGTACCATCTTCCTTGTTATATTGGTATCTTATAACAGCATTACCTGTATATTTAATATCAAATTCAGCAATAGAATTTCCGAAACCTTTATAAGTGACATTATATTTTAGTTCTGTACCAGCAGCAATAACTATTTTCTTTTGAGTAGAAGTAACTCCTGTGTTTTCAATTTTCCATTTAGTAAAATCGTCTGCATAACTTTCAATCACATCGAAATTCGTCATACCCTGCTTCTTCGGGTCATACCAAGCCTTGATGTGCTCTTTCATACCAGCAGGCCAGACAAGACCGCCACCACCCGAAGCGGACGGGAAACCGACAGACGGTATACCGATAGTAGGAATACCGATTGTCGGGATGCTGATGTTGGGGATAATGATTGGTTTCATAGGCTATCCCTCTTTAATCATTTTGGCTTCTGACACTTTCGTAGCACTTCTTATTGTAATTTCCATACCTGCCGCTATACCAATAAGACGAAATATCACATTGGAAGGACCTAAGGCTTGATTGGCATTTGGGGAAAGCGGGATAGGATTCATGCCCTCGATATTGGCAAATACAGTCACCATTCCGCCCTTGTTCTTTATCTGTATGGTAACGGGATTACCGTCACTGACAAACGTTGCGTAATACGCTGTTTTGCCTTCTTCTTTTTGAAATGATAAAACTTCTGCTGCCATGATGTTTACTTTTTAGAGTTATTCAAATAGTTCACAATTCCCTGCACATGCAAGTCCACTATTGCCCGTTTGCCCTCTTCCGATAATAAGAAGCCAACATCTTCCTTATTGTCTTGGAATAGGTTCTCTGTAAGGACTGCCGGACACTTCGTGTGCTTCAAGATGTAGAACCCGCTTTCCTTATCAGGGTCGCCATCCGTCATATCCTTGCGTATCTTCATACCCGACAAAAGTCGTTCGGCTGCCGCATATAAGCTGTCAGCTAATTTATCGGCTTTCGTCTGACCTGCCGAAGTCCACGCTTCCCAACCACGTGCCTGCATCCATTCAGAGCCGCTTCCCGCTGCATTACAGTGGATAGATACGAGGATTGTGTCACTTGCCTTGTATTCGTTCGCCCTACGGCAACGCTCCGATAAGGGAACGTCTATTTCCTCTTTGACGATACGTTCGGCATCAACGCCTTGTTTGCGCAATTCCGCTTCCAAACGTGTGGCAATCTCACGGGCATACGCATACTCTTTCAATCTTCCGTCCGGTGAACACTTGCCCGGAGTGTTACTTCCGTGTCCGTTGTCAATCAATACTTTCATTCTGCGCGTCCTCCTTGAAATATTTGTCATAAACTAAACGAGCCACCCATCCGGCAACAACACCGACACCGAATGATACAACAGTAGTCAGGTTCACCCAAAACGGTGTGTAGTGCATGTAAAGCATAACTCCCACGATGATAGCGATAACAATCGCTGCGATAATCAGTTTCTTTTTCATTTTGTTACTCCTTATCTTTAGTTATTATTTCATTCATATCTCCTTTCTCGACATCGAGCACTTTCTTTCCGAACAATCCCAACGCTTTCAGTAAGTTGAAATTATATCCCTTTGGCTTCAAGATATTGCTTATGATAGAGCAGAACTCTATGAAGCAGACAAACAAGCATGAATACACATCAATATTCCATTTATTGCCAGAAGCAATGTTTATCATCACCACCATACAAACAAAGGCAAAGTATGTCACCATTTTACCCATAGTACGGCGCACAGCACTTGAAAACCGAAATTCTTCACCCAATAGCAGGCATTTCCTTATCCCGAACATCAAATCGCATACAACGACTGAAAATGTTACTATCAGCCACGGTATCATGTGTTCCAATGACTGTGCAATAAAACTGCTTGCTATTACCGAGAAACCACCCGGTATGCTTTGGGTAATAATGTTATTCTTCATCTTATCGTTATTTGTCAATTATTCATATCTTTGTGTCTCTTATCAAATAAGCGAACTACTGTCATTCCGTTTTGCTCGTGAGAGTAGGACGGGATTTTTATATCTTGCCATAATAGCGGAACCATGCACCCCACTTTCGTTCTTTCAGATAGTTCGGGTTATCCTGGTTAAGTTTGGCTTCCATTTCAAATGCGCTCGCACGGTAAGCGTTTTTATTGACCTCTCCGTCCCCAATCTTATCGTCTGTGAACAGGTGGTACACGAAGCTTACAAACCATTCTGCCAAATAAAGAATGTAGTAGAATAGCGGGACAAGTAACAGCCACCATGCACTGACATGGAATGACAATAATACAGATGGGATAGCCGCTATCTCCATACACTCGAAGAACTGTTTCTGATGTGTCCGTTCATGGCGTATGATTGTTTCGGACAATTCTTTCAGCTTCGTAAGGATGAAGCCGAAGAGCATGATTGTTGTGTAGCCGCCAAAGAGGATGAGTTTCGCAAACCAGTTTTCATAAAATACTTTTACTCTCATAATCAAAAAAGTTAAATTCAATTCTTATAATTACTTTCTTATATAATTATAGCTGTATAATTTACCATCAATTTTAAATTCAGTAAGCACCGTTGGAGCGGTCGTTTCGTTGGCAATATAACGAGGAGCACACATACCTAATAGAACAGCATAATTACCGTAATTCGTGACAGAACCGTAAACATCAGGAATTACTTGCTCATTAAGAGGACAAACTTTAAAACCGCTATCTATTCCAGCTAATACAATTCTATATTCAAAACTTTCTATATATTTTGAAAAATATAGTGCTACTTGAAAATTTTGCGGGTCTCCAAAATAAGGCAACTCAATGTATTGTTGAAGAGTAATGGGTGTTAAATCATTCTCACCAACACAAGGATAAGGATAGCCAGCATAAATAATCTTATTACCGATATTAAGCAAATCAATATTTTTATTTCCAACAGCAAGATTACTAATAGATGTAGCTCCAATTTTAACCATATCTAACTATCTCCATTTTTTAATATCAGGGTTTATATTTCCGCTCTAAATTCTTATCTCTCATATCAAGCATCTGTTGTAGCATACATTGTATATTCGTTTTTAGTACCGATACTATCATATTCAGTTTTAGTACGTTTAACAACTCTTTGTAGATTATCGGAAGTGAGTATATCTTCTATAGAGGCAGCGCAGTCTTCATCATTGGGCATTAGTTTAAATCCCATACGCTTGGAAACAGGACCGTTATTAATATAATAACTGATATTGCATTGCAAGTTATATTCTTCAGTTTCAGGGTTGTGAAAAGAGTAAATGCTACTAAGTTCAATACAATTATCTTTGCTATTATAACTGTGAAAATAATACTTGGTGTGGTTCGCTATAATATCCTGGATTATTTCTTTCAGATTATCAACCGAACCAAAGATGGTGTTTATAAGGTCTATTGCTTCCCTGTCTTTTTCGTTTTTATTGGTAACAAGATAAGTGCCCACAGAAACGTTAATAACCTTACCATAATTGATATTATCCGCATACTTCTTCGTTGCTATATTCGCCACTATTTCCGCAGGGGGGTCAGTAGTTGGACTAACACTTTGGTCGCCTGCTATATATGTATCGGTATGAAGAATAACTTTTGCTTCATGAGAAGCATAAAAGTAATATTTACCACCACCTCGTACAAAAACATAGCATGTATCAAAGTGGCTCAAATTACCTAAACCCCTCACAGGGTCTATATCTGCATGAATAAAATCTGATAAGTATATAGTAGTCTTGCTATCACGATTAACGCCCCAAGCATTCGGAGCAAATTCCCAAATTTTACGAGTAGAAAAACCTCTCTCATGTTGAGACCATGATGGTTTTGTACCGCTATCTAATGATACCAGCACTTCTACTCGTATGTTCATTCTTTCTCCAGCAGCAATCGTAACCGGATACCATGTATTTTCATCCAATCCCGAAGTGTCAATCTCTGTAAGCTGCATCATGTAGCCAACACTACGAGCGCTTGAAATGCTGTCATCGACATATTTCTTATCAGAGACTTCCGCCCAATCCCCATTCTTACGACCGTATGCCTTTCCATCAGTTGGCGCTTCATCTATGCCGCCTATCTTCCCCTGGCTTACCCATTCGCCGTTCACCCATGCGTAGTAATCATAAGGGGCTTCCGTACCTACAGCCATGAACCCGTCAACTGCCGAACCATCAGGAACAGCGGATTTCAAGGCTTCAAGGGTGGCGTATTCTCCAGCCACACGGAAAGAGCTTCCCGGTTCACCCTTGCAATAAATATCCGTCTTGTCGAAGCTTTCCGTATCCTTGTTATACACATAGACATAGTGGTCTTTGCCGATGTATGTCGGATTGTTGGCAACCTTTTCGGCATCTTGTGCGGCTGTATTAGCGGCGGCGGCTTTTTCTTCGGCATTGGATGCAGCGGTATTTGCGGATTGGGTAGCCGTTTCCGCCCCTTCTTTAGCTGCGTTGGCATCGGATGCAGCTTGTGCCGCCAGTCCTGCTTTCTCATTGGCAGAATTTGCGGCTGCCTGTGCTGCTGTGGCGTTGCTTTCTGCTTTAGTAGCGGCTGCATTTGCTTTATCGGCAGCTTCCAAGGCGGGAGCGGCTAACAATTCAAGTGGGGCACGTACAATAATGTCCTCTCCGTCTTTCTCTTGATATGCGGGCAGAGAACTTATGCCAGTAAGCGTTTCTGCATTAGGGACGTCACCAACACCTTGCGACTCTGTTTTAAGGCGGGCAACTATTTCTTGATAATCCTGTTCTGTCCAAGCCATAATTATTCCTGTTTATCGGTTACTTCTTCCGGTTGATTGTTGATAGCACGATTGAGCGCGTCAATGAAGAAAGGTTTGCAAAAAGCATTTGCATGCTCTTGTATCAGGGATACTTCTTCATCACTATACTCTGTCTCTTCATTGGAGTTGTATATCTTCAAAGCGAGTGCATGCGATGCGATACCGTTACCGTTCCGGTATAATACATTCGCAAAATTCTCTCTACAATCTATATTTTCACAATGCTTACGGGTAATGTCCGTAGCAATCAGTAATTGTTTAAAATTTATCTTTTTCATGAGCTTGGGTATGATTTAGTTAATCTTCCATCTTTATAAAAAGAAAGTCCGTCGATGCCAAGAGACACCTGGTATCTTGAACCACTTAAATTTGAAATCATTGACAATGACCCTGCAAAAAGGGTAGTAGACGCAGTTAAGTTGCCATCACTTGCTATATTGCCCAATTTTAATCTTGGGTAAGTAACAGAAGTACCTCCGCCTCCACTATCAAGGAATGAAATTCCACCCACATCATATCCTTTTGAATTATAAAATTTTAGGCTGTTTGAATTTGGGTTTATTTCTATTTTTGTACCTGACGAAGCGGTTGATATTTTGCCAACAATGCTAACATTCCCATTTTCGTCTATCACCAAAGAGTTGTTAGGAGTTCTTACATTTTTAAACACCCCGCTGTTTGCATTTATCTCTCCTTCAAAATATCCACCAATAGCCTTTATTGTCCCGTCTGCCTGAATAGACACATTCCCGTTGGCGGATATATTTCCGGTAAAGTATATATTTTTGGAAACCACGGAAATATTATCAAGTGCCACATTGATTTCTGAACCTAATCCGTCTTTTTTGACATATAATTTAAGTTCATCGGTAACCCCATTGATGTCCAGCCCCAACTGCGTTACATCTTCCTCTATTTTTGTAACAGACAATTTGAGGTTTTCCGCTGTCTGCTCAATCTGTGAGAACTTCTGATTATTACTTTCAGAAAGCTCCTTTACTTCCAACCTGATACTTTCCGCTGTCTGCTTTATTTCGGAACTCAATTTAGTATACAAATCCTCGAATGCGTTTTCGGCAAGAGCCAGCGAATGTATGTATATATCCCCCGTAAACTTCAACTCAAAATCGCCCGTTCCGTCCCATGTGCCGGAATATTCCTTCATTGCGTATTCCTCACCCGGTTCAATACGTTCGGTGAAATGCAGGTTCTGACCGGGAAATCCTATTGTCAGCGTTCCGGCTGTAGCTACCTTATACCGGAAAGAGATAAAGAAATTCTTCGGTTCTTCCCCTTCCTCATAGGTCGGTTTATTGGCTAAATTCGCATTTGACTGTTTAATTCCGGAAGAAAGGATACGAAGCACGTTTCTATCTCCGTCTCTAATAATGGCAGCCATAGCGTCCTTACGGGAATAGAACTTGTCGTTAACCAATAAGAACTTTCCGTTCACAGTAAAGAAGCGAACATCGTTCTTTGTCTCCCAACCGTTCGTATTGGATGCAAATGCCGCATTGTACAGATAATTATCCTTTGCCTGCACCTCGTCAAGCACTTTGGAAATTTCAGAGTAAATCAAATCTTCCAATATCTTGAATTGGGTCATAATGTTTATTCCCGTTTTCAAGATAAAGTCTCCCATGAACTTGTTGCCTTGCGGACTGATAACCGTCACTTCCTTGCCTGCTAAAGAATAGGAATCTATCCCGGCATACTGATGGATACTCGGTGCATCATCGCCATACACGGACAAGGTGATTGCGTTCTGACGCTTCTTGTCTGTTCTGTTGCCGAGTTGTACAAGGCTATCGCCTTCCTGCGGTATGTCGCTGTTTGCATCACAGTCCGTTTTGCTAAGGTCTATATAATCCTCGCCAACACCTACGCATAAACGCCAATAATAACGGTTGGACACATTCTCGTAGACACCCGGTTTGATATTGAAGTCTTGGAAACGAATCTGGTCACCTTCCTTGAACTGGTTCTCGATAGCCGTTTCTCCATCATCCACCAAAAGATAGCAACGCCAAAAATCCTCGTGTTCTTCTACTTTCCCGCATTTCATTCCGGCGGCAGTGAACATGTAGTTTCCGCCTGCATAAGAGAGCTTCTTTATCTCCAGTTCGGAGAACATCGCCTTAATACGCACAAAGAGTTCGTCCACTTCAATGTAGGATTTACCCGTCTTGCTGTCTACTTTAATAACAAAGCCTTCGCCGAGAGCACCGGAAGAAAAGTTCATGGACTGGATGTAGTCTGAAAATAATCCGCCTAAGAACTTTATTAAAAATCCAGCTTCGTCCGGTCTGTCTTTTCTTATAAAGAACTTGGATAAAGCCTCTATATCAAGAGCCTTAAAGTAGACAATTCGGTCGGCGGAAGTCCTGATGAACAGTGCTGGGTCGGCATCTGCGACGCATATATATATTTCCCCGAGATTCAGACCTTGTAAATGCTCTTCATCACTCGGAGATAAAGCAGGGGGAGCTGCCTGATTGTTTTCATTAAGAGCATCACCAAACCATAATATTTTACTAAGCCTTTTTTTCATACCTCAACCTTATCAACATTAGTAAATGCAGCTTTTTCTGCGCTGAATTGCAACATCTCTCCATCTTTGGCGTGGTCTATCAGGAATGCGGGGAAAGAGGCGGAAGAACCAGCTTCAGGAGAGCCACCAATACCTGCAATATCGTTATTCTGTAATTCAAGAGCCATATTTATATGGAACAACTGGCTATCTTCAATAACTTGCGTCATTTCCGGAACAGAACTTTCCGAACGGACATATCTTGTCCCGTCAATTTCCACCATAGAAAGGCATAAAATACGGTTTATGTGTTTTGCAAACCAATAAGGGACACCGTTTGAATTTCCTATTGTAAGATTATATACATCATAAGGTACTGCGTATAATTCTTCTATCTCTTGCATTTGGTTGCGATATTGCTCATTATCTATTCGAGGGGAATATCCTCCAGGTTTAAATCCTGCTTCCACACGAAAATTAAATACTTGCTGAATATCATCTACCCAAAATATGTTATCAAAAGCGGAGTTATTGCTTTTATGGGAATAACGGATAAGCACAGTTTCCTCTAACAAGTCATCAGAGGAGCATACGATAAAAGGTTCTGATGTATCTTCGTTGATTGTAACCGTATATACGGCATCCTCCAAGTCTCGAAGAATGGCGTAATACATCACTACATTGTCATTATGATTATATGTGGAAAGTGATATTGGTGTAGAATTTCCTGCGGCAAGATTGTTCAGGCTCGCTGAAACTTCCTCAGAAGCATTAGTGAATACCTGTATATGGATTTTATCAGAAGCGTGGAACTTCTGAATATAGTCCATATCAAGCCCAAACTTATCTTTTACAGGTGAGAAAAAAAGAGGGCAAACATCACCAACTTTTACCATGTCCTTTCGTCCTTTTATAGTGATGTGCAACTTCACACATCATGCGCAAATATACATACTATTTAGACCAATTCCAAATAATACCTTGTAAAATAACGAGTGCCTGATAGACTTATATGGAATCTCCTCATCTATTAATCCACACTCTTGACTATCAAAGAATATTTTACCGCTTCCGGTCGCCCATAATTATAGCTTGCACTTTTTACGTAGCCTTTATAGATACGCCCGTTCTTTTCCACCCGAATGTAACCCGTCAAGTCTGACGGTATTTCCAAATCTCCGGTCTTGACGGAAAGTTCTCCTACTGTGAACAGTTTGTTTCCCAATACAATACTCGACCTTTCGCTAACTCCATTGATTGTCACATCACTGTTACCGTCAGATGATGTAAACTCCAACGCGTTGGCAAAAGCACCTATATACCTTGCGTTTGCTTCAATCATAAACCTTTGGGAATACATGGCATTGAACATAGTAGAAGGAGATATGACACCGGATATTATATATCCATCCCTTACAAGCTTGTATTTTTCTCCGTCAAGTGATGCTCCAACAAAGAATATATCATTATCACTGTCGCTATCAGTCGTATCTTCACCTCTTTTTTCCGCAAGAAATTCCATACCATAAGCATCGGCTCTATATGGGCTAACTAATTCCAATACGTTATCTGTCAATGTAATGCCGGTGGTGTATTCATTGGTAAAGCGGAATTCATCGCGACCATTTACACTGTCGTAATCCTGTTTGTCATACCCGACTTTTACCCCCGAATAAACCAGTCCGGCATTCACATTGTATTCCAAATCGGAAGTGCTGTCCTGCAAGTCCTTTATTTCTGTATCTTGGAATAAAGTATCACGATGAACAAATGTCACCTTCTCGTCACCGATTACAGGGACAAACCCAAATTCCGCGCTCATCCAATTGGCGAATTTGGTATAAGATGTATATATTTTGGCATTGGGAAGTCCTCGTATGCTTTCTGCCGGAACTATCATCGCCATGTCTAAACGCTCATCTACTCCGGTGGCGATTTCACCCGTTACATTGTTCTTATCAGTTATAGACCTCAGTAAACGGTTAAGCAATACTTTAGGACTGATACAATCTATTTTTACAGATTTTCCACGCTCGGAAAAACTTATATTTAACGGTGTGTCAAGACTGTTGAATTTAAAATTAACGGGAAAATTTTGATATATAGGGTCAGATTTTGCAAGTGCTATATTGAAATTAATCATCTCACCTGGAGATATTGTCAAATTCTCATCAATATCGACAGTGTATGTATTAAATGTTTGAATTGTAGCGGATTGATAATATATTTTAAGCTCTTTACTATTTTCATTATAAGAGGAAAGCCGTATATATATCGGGAAGGATACGCCTGGTCTCTGATACGTAATGAATACACTGAATTTTACTTTTATTCGTATGGTCAAATCCCTGTCAGATATATTTTTGAACAGATATTCTCCGAATAGACTTTCCGTACTTTCAAATCGGTTTTCAGCCGTATCAAAAACCTCTACAATGTCCTTTGTCGCAATTTCCGGTTGTCCTAACATATAAAAAGGAATAGTATAATAAGCATTAGGATAAGCAGTCATTACATGGGAAACATTAGGCTCCTCTGCGTCACTTGGTATAGACCATTTTATATCACTGTTCATCAACAATCTGTCATAATCCAAAGGTTGGGACTCCTTTATTTCTTTTACCGGATATTCATACTGCGTGCCTTTCTTTGCTTTAATCAAGCTTGCGAGACTGTTGTCGACGGCATTTATTTCGCACGTCGTATCATTGTAGGAAAATGTGGAGTAGTCCAAAGCGCATCTGAACTTTTCATTTAACAGCCATGAGTTATTCCGGGTATAAAACACGAGTGTTGCGGATGAGTTCAGGTAATTCGACAAATATTCTTTCAGCAATAGCGAATAAGCGCCGTTGGCAAACTCAAATTTTGTGGAAAAACTACGAACAACTCCGTCATAATCCCCTCTCTTGAAAGACATCTCTACATCGTCCCAATTAACAAGCTCATTTGTGGCGTCATATGTCATTCCGCCTATCAACAGCTCACATCTGTAATACATATCTATTTCTTTTTTGAAGTTGAACGTATCATGGCATCTATGTCATCACACATACGCCTGACCATATAGGCATATTCTTTGGCGGAGAACGTGTTTTCATCAATGTGCATTTTTACATGGGACATTAAAGAAACGCGTTCTTTGGTAAAATATTCCCTATCCATTTTTATTTTCCCTATATCCGGAAATGTTTCCTGCAATTTTGCAAGGCGGTAATTGTCAGAAGCGGAAACGCTGCTTATCCGGTTCTTTATCTTATCATGTTCGTCCTCTCTGAATTTATAACCCAAAGCAGACATGACTTCTACAGCATCACTCCAGTTTCCGGAAGAAATGAGTTCCTGACATATGGCAAGACAATTTAATCGGATTTGAATTTTCAGCACTTCATTTTTCCGGTTTATTTGGGCGGAAACAGACGTTCCCCCTATTATTGATAAGTATTCATTGCATAGCTTCTCGGCCGCCAAAGCCTTTTCTCTGATACTATATCTTCCGCCTTGAACAACCTTATCAATATCCCCCAGAAATATGTCTATAAAGCGGGAAAGGCATATTTTGTTTAAGTCATTATATATCATATCTTATACTCTGCTTGAAATCCAATTATAATCCGCAATATGGTTGGCTTTCTTCATAATCCGACCAATGTTCTGCAATTGTTTGGTATTGCTTTCCATCTTTCTTTCAAGTCGGCTGTAATCGTTGTTTACATTAACAACAATCCCCTCTTCTCTCATATTTTTTAGCTTTTGTTCCAATAAACCATAATCCGATGTAAGTCCTCTACGGTCATAGATATATGACAAATCAGGGATTACCTGCGCATGCGCCGGAAGGTCTACCAATGTCGGCTTATCAGGAGTGATAAAAAGCCCGTTATTAGTTACGATACCCTCTTTCTTGCCGCCATCACCTACTATTGCCAAACCGCCGGGATGGTCTTTTGTTCCTTTGGCATATTTGGGAATGGGTTGGGCTGCTATTAGGGCTACTTGGGCGGCTCCCATAGCACCGACTAATGCAGCAAGAACTAAATTTGGAAGTGCTTTTGTCACAGCTAAAGCGGTTGCTATTCCTGCCTGAACAATAGAATTTGCTTTATCCCATTTGGCTTGCTTCTCTTGTAATGCAGCTTTTTTCTTTTCCAGCTCTGCATTTTTGGCGGCTGTCTTATCTTCGGCTGCACGTTTGCGAGCTTCTGCCTCTTCGGTGGAAATTGCACCATTTTCTTCAAGGGCTTCTATACGTTCTATTTCTTTATCGTATGCTTCATCGTTGGCTTCTTGTTCTTTTTCAACGTTTTCTATCCGGGCATCATATATATCGGTCATCAGCGAAGTGATGCCTGATACTATCTTCCCTACGGCTTCCGCCATGTTTTCAAAACTTAACCTTCCATCCTCTGCTACATCAACCATTATATCAGATAACCCCTCGAATATTCCGGCTGTTTCTCCAAGAGCGTCTCTTGCCACATCATTCATTTCTGATAGCCCGCTCTTGAACTTGTCTATCCATTCTTCCCGTTTCTTGGTAGCGTCATCATAATTTATTCCGTTTATCTGTGCTTGAAGGTTGGCTAACCTATCTTCCAACTCCTGATATTTTTCACTATTTGGGTCAAGAAGGGACATTTCAGCCTCCGCCTCTTTCATAAGTGTTTCAAGACGCGCCTTAGCATACTTAACTCCAATATCATATAATTTCTTTTCGTAATCCTCTTTGCTTATTTCGCCATTTGCATATTGTTTTTTTATGATATTGGCTTCTTTCAAAGCGGATGTTTCCTGCTCGTTTACCACCTTATCAGTATTTGCCTCAATCAACCCAATTCTTTCTTGGAGGTTTCGCATTATGAGAGAATTTTCCCGTTGCATGTACTTCATACGTATCGCCACAACATCCTCTCCATTCTTTTCAGCGTCCTTTATTTCCGCATCACGCATCATATTATTGAGTTGTATTTGGAGATTAAGCCTTTTGTCTAATTCTTCATTCGAGTTTTCCCCAATGGAAGCCAATCTGTTTTCAAGATTTGTTTTTTCTATTTCAAGCAGTTCCTTATCGTATTTATCGTTTATTTCCGCAATGGCTTTTCCTTTCAGCGTTTCAAGATTTTTCCGAAGCTCTATTTCTTCGTCTGTCCTACCCTTTATCTCTTTAATCCTATCATCGTATTCCTTACTGATTTCAGCTATTTCTCTTTCTCTACCGTCAGCTATCAATTCTATTTTAGATTTGGATAAATCCTCTGTTATCTTCTTGATATATTCAGCGTATTCTTCCACTTTCTTTTTTTCATCGTCATAAGCTTTATTATTTTTACCCGGGTCATTAACCAATGCTTTTACATCTACTAATTTTTCTAAATCATTCATTTGGTTCTTATACTGAATACTTTGCTCTTTTAAGGCTTTCAAAGTTGCTTCTTCCGCTTCAAGTTTCTTTTTTGCATCTATACCTGCTTCTGTTCTCGATAATCCCGTATCTACAAACTTTTGATATTCTGCACGTGCTTTTTCGACAGTATAAACTTGATTAAGCCGTTTAAACTCGGTTTCCTCGTAATTTGTTGCGGCTTTTGTCACTTCATTCATTACCCGTTTAGCTTTGGCAGTAGCGATAATCTGTGCTGTTAATAATCTATATGCGTCTTTTGCATTCCCCGTCATTATTTGTTCTTTTGTATAATTATCAAATAATTTAGGGAAAGTACTTTTTAATTCATTTGCAGCTACGATACGCTCTTCCATAGCTTTTTTATTATCGGTGGCAGCCTTATATAATAGTTCTAATTTGATACGTTCTTCTATTGTATCACGAATAGCTCCTTTTTGAGCTATCCTTAATTTGTCTTGAACGGAAATTATTTCATCCAATGCCTTCTTTCCTCTAAACAAACTCTCAACCCAATCTGATATTTCATTTCTATAAGCCGTCAAAATTGTAATACCGACAACTACAGCTGTTTGCCAAGAAAATACACCCCCCATTAATTGTTTCCAAACAGAAACCGTTTTTTGCCCTTCCATTCTTAGCCTTTGGACTTCATCAGACGTTCTTTTTATTTCATCTATCAACATGGGCAAGTTGTTAGATATAGCGATAATAAACATATTAAGTCCTAATGCCGCATTAGGAAGTTCACGGGCTATTTGTTGAACTTGCATCTGCAAACCATTCCAAGAGGACGCATAATTACCTACATTCCTTTGATAATTCCCAAATTGAGAGTCAATCTCTTTTAACTTATTATTCAAAGCATTGGCTTGCGCTATCAAATTCTTCCCGACACTACTTTCCCGGTCAGCTTCACTCAACGCCTTATACCTTTTCTGCAATTCAAGCATGGCGGCATTCATTTCATAATAACTGCCGGAAGCTGAAATAATTGCCGTGGAATGATTTTTTATCAAAGTCGAATATTGCTGATTTTGCGCCATCAGTTCCGTATGCCTTTGTTTTAATAGCGAAGACTGCCTTATATATTCAGACAAAGTAATTTCTCCGTCTTTATAAGATTTTGCAAGAGATTTAATATCCGCATCAATCTTTTTCATAGCCTCTTTATTGGCTATGGTATCAGCCGTTAACTTAGTAACTTCGCCATCATATGCCTGTACGGTGTCGATTATGGCAGCATAGTTCATATTTGCCGCCTGCAATTGAGTGGATGCCTGGCTTATTATATTACTTGCTGTTTGGGTGCTTTTAGCCGCATTATCCTGCGCCGAAGACACCTGGTTGGATACGGAAGATAATCCGGCAAGCATATCACTTGCATTCTTGATATTTTTAGCGAACTGTTCAAACAGAAGGTTTAACTTTTGCAAAGATGACATTGAATTTAGTTGCTGGGATACTTGACGTAGCACGGTAAGTTGTTTCGCCTGAATAGATGCCATATTTTCTTGCGTCTTATTCAATTTCTCCAACAGCGAGGTATAATTACGTGCTTTTTGGGAAAGTTCATCAAATGTTTTGGGATTAGTTTTTACTCCTTGCGCCAACTCCTTAGCAAGCTCCACATAAGACCCTTTTGTACTATCAAATTCAAGACGGAGTTCCTTTAATTGTTGTACGGCTTTTTTGTCGACTAAATCGGTAATTATAAATTCGTTTGCCATAAGTCCTAATATTGGGTGTCATGCAACATCACATGATAACGCAAAGATATAAAATTATTTAGAATTAGTCTAAATTAAATTCATATATTCACCATTTCTTGTAAGTACAAAAATAAGTACCTATTTTTGTACAAAACAATAAAAACAAGTAAATTATGAGAACAGCCAACTATTCAGAACTAAGAAATAACCTTAAATACTATCTCGATGGTGTGATAAATGACAGTGAGCCGTTGCTGGTGCACCGTGCCGGCAATGAAAGCGTTGTTGTCATATCTTTAGATGAATACAACTCCATTAAAGAAACTGAATATATAATGAAATCTCCGGCAACGATGGAAGCTATCAGAAAAGGGGAAGAAGATATTAAGAATGGAAATTGCGTTTCTCAACATGAGGGAGAAAATATGTCAGACTTTTTAAATCGGGTTGTATGTACAAAATAACACTTTCCGCACAAGCAAAAGAAGAATACCAATATTTTGTACGAAGCGGTAATAAGGCTATAATAAATAAAATATTGTCACTGCTTGAAGATATTGCCAAACACCCTTATACCGGAATAGGCAAACCGGAATCTCTGAAATATGATTTGTCCGGCAAATGGTCTCGGCGTATAAATTCGGAACATCGCATTATCTATTCAGTTAATGATGAAATAATCACGGTTTATGTGCTCTCTATGAGGTATCATTATAGCAAAAAATAAAGCCCCAATCTTTCAATGGGGCTTTGTTCATTTTTCCACGAACTCCTTTAATCTGTACAGCCTATCAATTGCCGGATTGTAGAACGGGTCGGGGAAATGCTGGTTTATATCGTGTATATTCGCTTGTACGTACTTCTTAACATCGAATATATTCTCCGACTCGCTCAACTCTATTTGAGCGGGCAATTGAGCTGTTAAAGCCCAATGAACGATAGCCTTTACACTATCCTCATCGTATGCGTATTTACTTTCTTGTGCCATATAAGAGTATTTTTCAGCAAAGATATATTTTCTCTAAATTAGAACCAAACATATTCAATCAGTTTCCCGTTGAACATTTCGCCTCTCGGGCAAAAATTGAAAACCCCGTCTTTCTCATAAAGGATATATACTTTCCCCTCCATCTTTGCGGCTTTTCTTGCAAGCGAACGCATCTTAGCTATATCTGCCATTCTCTTTTTGTTTTCACACGCACATCCCATTATAAACCGAATTTTCTAAAATAATCCGCAATGCCTTGCTTTATATGCCTTTCCATGAATGCCTTTCTCGCATAAGAACCGACCTTGTAAATCGCCTGTCCGTATTTCTTTTCTATATCACCGCTAAAGCTTATCCCCACACTTTCAATCCTTAGCCCCTTATCTATCGGTACGGCTGTAATAGAATCGTGAAATTCACCCGTAATTATCAGGTTTGGCGTCCCTTTTGAACTTACAGGAGCGTTTATCAGCGAAGAATACATAAGTGGGGCTACCCTTTGCTTGAAAGCTGCATAGCCTTTAGCGTTCTTATACCAATACCCCGCTTCTTTGGTATTGAAATACGGGTCATTAAGGTAAGTAGGGCGTAACGGTTTGTCATTTCCGTTAATACCTGACCATAGTTGTTCTACAATATATTGGGAAACTTCTTCTCTGTTTTTTACCATAATATCCCGTATCATCGGTTCAAATCCGGTAGCAAACCGTCTGAAATTTTCTTCTGCTTCAATAATGTTAGCCATAGTCAAGACAATTTAGGGGCGAATGAACGCCCCTAATTAAACGATACCACCATCATAATATACAATCATCTTTTTTCTGTCTTGCCGCACCGGAAGATGCTATATCATCGTAGATGGACGAAAGGGTTTTCTCCCTTTCTTCGGGCGGGCGGTCAAGAAAAAACACATTCTTATGTGTGTTTATGAAGTCCCTCTTCTTCATATTTCTCACCCTCTCCTCATTGAATGTTACACCTTCTACTATCATGTCCAAGCCTCAATACCCGTAATTCCAGCTTCTTGCAATACAGAGGGAGATGCAAGGGTAACGGAGTCCTCGCCAACGGTAGTAATGACCCCGTTAGCATAAGAAGCACTTGTCGCCCCGTCCAACACTTTTTCTGCATTCTTTGCCAGTAATTCACCGTAATACTCCGTAATATCCAAATTTCCGAAGTGCTCAATCAATTTATACTTGTTTGATTCCGTTGATACCAAATCAACATATACCAATCCTTTCAATGCGTCAACGACATCAAAATCATAGGCTCTCACATCCGCGTTCTTGATATATTTTTCGTAGTCCTTGAACATGGTCGCGATAGTCAGATTGGCTTCTGTACCGGAAGAATCCCAATCCTGACCGCCCGGATAAACGCCGGACAGTGGAATGCCCGCCAAGTCTTCCGTACCGTCATTCACTCCGTAAACAATATTATTTTCGTCTACAAAATAAGCATCAAATGCTACATTTTTTGCTGCCATTATATTTGCTTTCAAGCTGGCATCGTAGTCCTGCAAAGTCCATACATCATTTTTAGCTGAATAACCTGTGACTTTTGTAGGACCGTAGCCTGTAGGAGAAGTTTGCGCTTCTCCACCGGAAGGTGCATATTCCACAATCGTTTTGATAGGGAATATTCTTCCCGGACGGTCTGCATGGCAAGCCTTTTCAAAGGCTTCCGCTGTTTTCTCTGTAGGTATCTTATGACCGTGAATAGTCAGTATGATAGCTTTTATTTTACCAGGGTCAAGCACACACACGGAACTACCCGTATTAAAAGTTGCAACGCCCGGGCATTTTCTATAATCTATTGCCATAACATTTTACTTCTTTAATGGTTAAATTTACATTTTTCATCTCAATAGCATCAATAAAATCACTGAATGGCTTCCCGTCTTCTCCTATAACCCCAACTCTTCCATATCTGTAGTTTTCAATGTAGGAATGTGGAACCACATCATTGTAACTACGGACAATGTTTATGTCTTTCTTGATTTCATCCAAGAAAAGATTGTATATAGGTCGCAATACCTGCTCAAAGGAAGTCTTTTGCCGGTCTTCATTCGAATACCCTTTCAAAGTGTTTACCATAATAATAAACTCCAGGCTAACCTCAGTCTCGGCAGAACTTCTATCTTCCGTGAACGGAGAATAAAGACATATTATAGGAAACTTCAATTTACTTGTCTTGGGGCTTTTACCCCATAAAGTTAATTGATTGCTTATGTAGGCCCAGTCTCCGAATAAAAACGACACATTGCTTCCGTATCTTTCCGATACCTTTTTTACAATGTCCGCAAATATATCATTTACCGGCTTCATATTCCCATACAGTTTATTTTACGTAACATACATGGATTGAAACATACACCAGCATATTCCTTTCCTTGCAAAAGTTTATAAACACGCTTGTTCATATTTACCATATCATTCCATGCCCTAATTTGCAAAACTTGTGGAGAAACAGCATCTCCATCGGCAGAGGTTACTGTTCCCACATTTGTTATGTTGTAATTACCGTCCGCTATATACTTGAAAAATATATAGCAAGCAATAGGGCTGTATTTTTCTGATAAAATAGCAAGCAGCCTATCCCATTTATCATCAACGCTATCTTCTTTTGAGTTAAGATAATCGGTAAAAGCCTTACACATATCCTCACCAAGTATACGAATCAAATATTCCTGTTCATATACGGAAATATATGATTCTATTTTGCCCAACTCCGCATCTCTTGTTATAGAGGGAGCGCCAGTGTCAGGATTTATCCCGACACTCAGCAACCCGGTGAAAGATTCGTAGTCAATTATCATACCGTATCTTTTTTCGCAGATTTACGTTTAGTGAACAACTCCTCGCAACCCAACGCTCTGGCATCATTAATCAGTTCGTTTGTCGCTTCAATTTTACCCTCGGCATAAAACTTGCTCGCAAGAGCCATTCCGACTGAAACTTCATCGCCTGTTTTATACTTCACACCATCCTTGACAAATGTTACGTTATAACGCTTAGTCAGGTTTATTCTATATTCTTTTCCCATAATTATTCTCCTTATGCTCCTTGAGTGATACCTTCTATTACAGTAGAGAATGTGTCCTTTACAAATGCGGTCTTATATTGCGACTTGATATAACACATCAGCCTCTTCTCTGCGATTACAGTCACGATATTCTTGCGGAAATCGTCATTCTCCCATCCTAAGGTAATAGACAATTCCCACAAGTCACGAATGTTCAAGTATGAGAAATCACCCATGATGAAATCTCCTTGTTTCACTGCTGTAGTAGTTTCTACACGCAATCCCTGAATCAATTCATCTCCATATCGGAATGGGCGGAGATATTGACCGTTAGCATCCTTAGCCAACTGCATGGACGCGTAATCCAATGGGTTCATCAGTACAAGGTTCGGACGATAAGCCATTTCGCTGGTGGATACAATTTGCGAATATCCAGCCACAAGAGCATCAAACATATTTGGCTTCTCAACATAGAAAGTAGAGAGAGAGAATGCCGGCATATCCGATGCAACGCCTTTTATTTCTCCACCAGAGCCATTGCCTGACAAAATTCCCTGCTCTTCTTTGATTCCAAGTTTATTTACCATTTCCGTTTCAACTTCATTGACGAAGCTGGGAAAATCCGACAGCGTTTCCTCTGTAAATTTAGCAGCAATAGCCACTTTGGCAACGGTTATTGTTTTTTCTGTCAATGTCGCATCCATCAAAGGCTTTAGCCCACCTTCAGAAACCCATGCAGCATCTCCGTCCTTGCTTGTATATTCCGCATAAACCAAAGCCCTATTATTTGTGCTTGATACATTTGCATATTTTCTAATGACGGTTTGCGCTCTCGGATTGACTGATAAATTTGGGTCAACCTCAAGTCCGTAATGCGGAGCAAGGGCCCCGGAAGTAATAGTTGCAGCGTCTTTCTTTTCCAGCACAAGATTTAATCCCAACTTATTGCCGGGAGCCGACTGACAAGCCGATTTCAAATCAAGAGACATAACGCCCTTCTTGTCCGCAGCAATATACTCCTTGAGCTGTTCGTGTAGCTGCTCATAAACAGATTTAATCTTTACCTCCCCGTTTTTACCTACTTCGGTAGAAGCCTTTACACGTAAAATGGCATTCTCCAATTCATTAACCTTCTCCTCAAAAGTCTTTTTGTCAATGCCGGCAAAATCCTTTTCCTTGATGTCATTTATGGAATCAGCGGCATCCTTTATGGATTTACGCAAATCTTCCAATTTCACTTCATCCGCAAGATAACCTTTCACTTGTTTTTCAAAGGCTTCTCCCATTTTTTCGTCCAAAGATTCAAAAAACTTCTTATTTTCTTCGGACAAGCCGGATGTGTCCATAAGTTCTAAAAATCCTAATTTCATACCGATTTTAGTTTTAATAAATTACATAATGATTTTTCTTCCGTTTTGCCATTACTGCCGGCTTCCATCCCTTTGGGTGGAGCAGGTATAACACCGTCCGGCCTAAAAGATGCAAGTGACATTGCTTTGGCTATAATTTTTTGCAAACGCTGTTGCTTGGTTGTACTCATATTTTTACATAACAAGGAAATTTCACCGCTTAAATCCTTATAAGCGTTTTCGTAGTCTTCAATTGACTTCAACCCCAAATACTCGGTTTCTCCATTACAGCCAATTGATACCACCGATATTTCATACAGCTTAACCTCTCTAACAATCAGGGCTTCTTTTTCGTAATCCCATTCGCAATTCTCCCATACATACTCATAGCCAATAGAGAATTGATTAAGCGTGCCTGACTCAAGTTGTTTTATGGCCCTATCTCCAAGTTCAATCTCATCAATGCGCGCCTCAAAATAAAGCCCTCTATCATCTTCTTTCAATTCTGTAATAAATCCCAAAGGCTCTGACATGTCGTGCATCCAAAGGAGTATAATTTTGTCATTTGCCTGGCTTTGCGGCCCTCTTTCATTGATACTTTTTGAAAAGCAACCTTTCAATAGAATATCATGAGCCTTATCCATGTTTCCGAATACAGCAGCGTATCCGCTGATAGTCCGGCTTTCGGGGCTATATTGGACATCCTTCGAGTTTATGGAGAACAATTTATACTGCATCCCCATCTTATCTTTGTATTTATTTGTCATTGTTTCCATTTTCCTTACTGTTATTGACGTTATTTTCAACAGATGCACTGCTTGCTGCACTGCTATCAAAATCTCCTTTTGGATTATCCGGGTCAATATCTATGTATCTTGCAACTTCTATACGCGCCTCATCATGTGTTATCAAAGACTTATCTATCAATCTCTGTAAGGCATCAGCAACTTTAACCAAAGTATTGGCTTCTGTCTCCTTATTGGTTTGAAGGCATTCAACATCTGTAAAATCAATCTTAATAAAAACACCTTCCGGACATATGGCTTTTGAAAGACATTCTGCTATCTTTCGGCTATCTGGAATGATTACGTCCTGATAAGCCTTTTTCCCGGCACTTTCAAGGTTGTCGTATTTGGCATCCGTAAAAAGATTGGCATTTATGCCCATTGCATTGGCAATCTTATCTGTACACCTCTTATCCTCTTCATGAAGTTTTAATTCATCAGCATTAAAATCAAGAGGAAGCCATCCTAATTTGTAACGTGTCACCAAAATGGGATATTCCTTGTTTACTAAGCCATAATCACGTTTAAATCTGTCCTTTATATCCTTTTCATCTTCCGAGGAAAGGGCAACATTTCCCATCTGGTCAGTATAATCATTATAGAGCACGCCTTTAGGACCACCATTTACAAGCAATGTATGGCTTGCAGACATAGAAGCTACCCAGTTTGATATAGGCTGGGAAAGGCTATCTGAAACGGACTCAAATTTGACATCAGCAGTCGCACCGCTATTTATTACTATATTGCTGTCATATATTACAAGGTATTCATAATCCTCCAACTCTAATCGAGTTCCGTTACAGTCTATATATACACTTGATATAATATTTTTTAGTTCGTATTGGCGAAACACCTTACCGGTTCCTTCCATATGGAAAATCTCAGGTGGAATTATCCACATTGCCTTAGGAGTGCTTGTTTTTGTCGCTCTAACAAGAACAATTGGACAATAGCCGAATACCTTAAGACATATTTCAATTTGCTTTACAAATGAAGAGAATGTTTGCAGCGGATTGGGAGCGTTGAGTATATTACGTATATCGGCAAATGTCCTTTTTTCATTTCCATCCTTATCTGCCACATAAGGAATACCACGGGACATCATAGAACCGATTTTATCAACTACAGTGAAGAAAGGCGTACAGGAAACAAGCGCTCCGGCTTTATCCAAATTGTCAGTCATGTCATAATATACTTTCCATTTGGAACGCCTTCCAAACAAATCGGACAAAAACCAGTAGTTTCCTGCTGCATCTCTTTCTACCCGATTTACATTATCATACATCGGAATAGACTTTTTATTCTCTGGCTTCCAAAATTTAGTAAATATGCCCATATACAAAGCAGGAGCGACAGCAAATTAATGCGGCCACTCCCATATATTTAGTGTTTTAGTCCATTAATACGGTTGCGTGCAACTTCACACGCTTGTAGTGACCCTACGTGTGCAAATATATATATTATTTAGACTAATTCCAAATAACTAATAGCATTTTTATGATTATTTTTTTGATTTTCTTTTTACTCTATCTGCTATACAACACAATACATACATTGCTTCATAGACATCTTTGCCATCATAGTCCATTAGATTACGCATAAATAAGGACATTTTATTATCTCTCTTGAATTTAAAATCTCGAATTAGCCCCTTAAATGCTTCAATATAAGAAAGTTTTCCTGTATTTTCTTGCCTTGCCCACACATCACCTATTTCAGCCCTATAATCGCGTATATAATGAAGCATTGCCTGCGAAGTCTCAATGTTTACATCGGCACCAGCGACCACCGCGGCGATTTCTTTGATGGGAATCAATTCTCCTATATACGCATCATCCACATATATTGTATCATGTACAACATACGCTTTCGCATACAGAAAACGCCCATTAAGCAGTGGATGTATTTCTACAATTGGAATGCCGGAAAATGCGACTGTCGCAGCCTCATAGCTGTCATATTCAAAATCTCCGCGTTTTTCTACGGTTCCGGTAAGAGCATCTGCCCCATCATCATGTGCGTTTTTTCCGAACTTCCTAAAAGATTTTATCTCTGCATAAAATTCAGGAAAGAGCACTTCCCAACCTTCCGGCATATATGTAAGATTCATAACCTCAGCGGAGCGGGTAAATATTCGAACTTCCTTATTTCCCGACTGATGAAACCATTTTATTTCTGTTTCATTATTGCCCATTATGCGTGATTGCCGCTCTACGTTTCGGGCAAAACCACGTCCACCGTTATTGCTTTCAATGTTAGCTATGGTTACTCTATCTTTGGCAAGCAAAGCTGCAACTTGCGGTTCCGTAACCTCCATAGGAGCGTCCGTATATAGTATGCTTAAAATAAAGTTGCCTATTTCTGTATCCACATAATCTATGGAACATAATCTGTCACCGCCCGTATCTGCGGTATCGGTATAATTTTTCCGAATGGCACGGTTAGTATATGGTATTTCCCTATAAGTCTTGAATGTACCGTACATGAGACCTTCTATAGGTGTAGGGTTTTGCATATATTGTGTTTCAAAGACGAATGGATTTATTCTATTGAGATTATGCAATTCATCCAATGTGTGTTTAAATTCCCACAAAGGAAATTCTTTCCCGCCCGCTTCTTTTTCTATGACCGGCAATGAAAGAACAGTCCATTGCCCTGGCTCTGTTTTCATAAGATAGCCGCACAAATCATTCTCATGCAGGCGCTGCATGATTATTACAATCGGGGTGTTTCGGCTGTTCACTCGGTTACGGATAGTAGTTTCAAAGCGTTGGTTAACCTTTTCCCTTTTCACGTCAGACAAAGCGTCCTCCGGCTTAATAGGGTCGTCTATGACAATGGTGCCGGAAAACCTTGCCCCCTTTAATATGCTATCTATTTCTTTTTCTGTTTCTTTATCATCTATATCGTCCACCTCTCCAGCGCCAAATCCCGTTATCTGCCCACCTGTTGACACCGCATATACACCACCGCCAGCAGTGGTACTCCACTTCTTTTTGCTGTCTGTGCCTCTCTTTATCTGGACATACGGGAACAGCTGTTGATACTCTTCTGATTTAACTATGTCTCTAATCTCTTCTGAATTATCGTGAGCCAAATCGTCAGAATATGAGAGATGGACAAACTTTGAGGACGGGTTGAGTGCCAATCCGTATGATATAAAGTTCTTTACGGCTAATTCGGTCTTTCCATATCGTGGTGCAATATTGATTATCAGTTTTTGAATTTTTCCGGAAATAACATCATCCAACGCATTACATATGCGTTCATGGTGTCTGCTCACCACAAATTTGCGCCCTGTTTTACTTTTAAAGAAAAATTTTGTGTAATTGAGAACGCCCGACATACAAAATGCTTGTAGATACCGCACACCGTCCATCATAGCCTTTCTATCAGTTTCTTTGCTTCCTCGACACTTATGGGTTTGCTGGTATTCATCTCTATTTCGGTAGGCTCATCAAACCCAAGCATTTTACATATACGCTCAATAGCCTTTATCTTATCATAAAGTTCTATCTTCACATATTCAACATCTACAATTTCCGGAGCATCACTTGTTCCGATATTTTTTTTCAATATCTTGGTAGATATACTTTTTATTGCTGATTTCTCTTTGTCAGAGAGTTCATCAAATTCTTTACGCTCTATCCATGTGTTGTGCATGCTGGCAATGGATGAGAAAGCTATACCGGACAATTCTTGTAGAATGCGTTCTTTAGTTATATCCGATTTGTTTTTTTGTTCCTCCTGCAACTCTTTGACCCTTTGGGCTACCTTTGGGTTGGACAACAACTTGCAAGATTCTTCCCACACTTGTTTATCTTTCATCTTCTCGCACGAATAGGCACGACGATAGGCATCGGAAGTATTACCGCTTTCGATGTAGTAGTTGCAAAAATTCTCTTGTTTGATTGTAAGTCCTTTCATGTCTTTTCGTTAGTATGGGAAGCATGCCACTTGACATGCTTTTGCAAAGATAATAAAAATATATTGCAATTATAGCGCATATTTTAATGTTCTTAATCATGGCTTATTGGTTATACACTCAACCCAAATTCCCGGCAACACCAGCCACGTGGGTATAGAGTGTCCTTTAGGCGATTTGGCAGTCCGATTTCACCTGGACGTATTAAGCCAAACGGCCAACGGACTTTCCTCTTGAATGGTTCCAAACTCCCGTATAACGACCGAGCCTTTCAAGGGGCGAATGACATCAACCTGCATCCGCTTCGAGGTTTTAGGTGGGGTGACACCCGTACAAGCATCCTCTAAGTGCTTCCTTGCATCGTACTTCCTGCGGTTTCCCGCCCCGTTTTCACAGCCCTCTACAAGGTTTCTTCATCGGCCAGAGGTGCACACACAGCGTCATGACCGACTGAATGGCCTTATATAAATAAAGCCTGTAACCGAGGTGGGAAACGTTACAGGCGATATATTAAGAATAGCCCTGTTGGGCTGATACTTCAATGTTGATATGTCGATTGTAGCAAGGTTCCCACTCTCGTTACACAGGTAAATGTAGAAATGTTTTTTTGCACAATCAGAGAAAAGGAACAATCTTTAATATTTACTTTTCATTCGTGGGCGAAAAAGGATTAAAAGGGTCTAAAAGGGCTTAAAAAGTGGATAACAAATATAATCTTTCACTTACATTGTTTATAATCAAGGTGTTATAAATGTGAAGCATATTCCTGTATTAACATTTTATTGCATGTATAATGATATATTTATAAATGAAAAGCATTTAAGAAGTCAATAACCTTTCTGTTCGCTTCATCCACTTTTTTCATATCGAAACGGATATAGATGTCGGTTGTTGTACTGTTCGCCCAACTATGCCCAAGCGCGTGGGCGATTACCTCTTTGGGAACATCGAGTTCTGCCGCTACCGTGGCCCATGTGTGTCTTGCCCAATATGAGGACAAATCAGGGAATAAAGGATTTCTACTCTTTTTCCCTCCCAATCCCTTCCTTTCTGTCTCTCCAATCTGTTTTAACCCTATTCCCATACGATGTAGGAAATCCTTGTAATTCCCGTATTCATCCATTATATTAAGAAGATAATCCTTCCCTTTGTATTTCTCAATTATAGCCTGCGCTTCCGGTTCTACTTTAATACTGTATAATTTCCCCGTCTTAGCTCTTTTATATTCAAAACGACCATTTACCAATGCAGAATGTTTTGCGTTAAACAAATCGGCTGCATTTACTCCTATGAGATAGAACATGAGCATGAACATATCCCTATATCTAATCTGGTATTCCTCACATGGATAATCTCTCAATAACCTAAGTTGTTCTGCTGTAAGGCTGCGTTTTCGGGTTTCCTCTTTCTTTATTGAAAACCTTCTGAATGGATACAATGTTGTGTACTCCTCATCAATGGCGTAGTTGAATACAGTACGTATGTTCCGTAAATGAATAGCGTAGGCATTAACCTTCATCGTCTTTGCCATCCACGCTTCAAAGTTTTCCAGCCACGACTTATCCATGCTCTCAAAAGTACAATGACTATCGTATTCCTCAATCTTGTTTCTTGTGGTTGTATATATAGACTTAGTCCCCTGATTGGTTTTCTTGGAAACGAATTCATCAAGATAATAGAGAAACGTCTTTTGATTTTCAACCTTGCTACTTATAGCGTCCTCTATCAACTTCTTCAAAGCTTTGTCTGTAGTTGATTTCAACTTTTCTTGTTGCTCTAAAGTAAATATTACTGTTTCCGCCTTGTTTATTATTCCACGGGCAACTATATTTCTCGGCTTGTAATTTTGTGCACGCACAGAATATTCGTTCCCATTCCATTCTTTTTCCGATGCACTTAGCTGCGTAGCTATCATTATTTGTTTGTTGTGGAATACATTCAACTTTATCGGATAAGTACCATCTTTTTTTTGCCTTCTTTTATCAAGGTAGAATTTAACCGTTGCCATATATCTATGTTTTTAGTTTATGCAAATCTGAAAATTTGCATAGGATTTGCATACAAAGATAAGATTAAAAGGGTTTAAAAGGGTCTAAAAGCGGAATGTTATTCAGCATATATAAAAAAATAAGCAGCTACTTTATTTGTAACTGCTTGATTTTCAAGAGAGCGGAAAACGGGACTCGAACCCGCGACCCTCAGCTTGGGAAGCTGATGCTCTACCAACTG